AACTTCAAATATATGTTTCTTGGCCGCGGCAAAAGCTGATTCAGTTGACATCATTGCAATACCCAATAGTATGAAAGCAAATGATACTATCGAGCATTTCATTAAGAAATCAACAATTTTATCTGGGGTGTTATTAACGTCTTTGCTAAGAATATACTTTTGAAGAATAAGTTTGGTCTTCTCTAAAAAAGATTTGTCTTTAAGATATTGTTCGTTACCGGTGGACATATACATCAAGGTATCAAAGTTAGCAAGTAATGTTTGTTTTAATTCTTCAACTTTAACTGCTAATTCATTAGCACCTTTCTTTATATCTTCCGGGGTTAACCCAGCTATCTTAGTTATATAATCTTTTGGTATCTCAGATAACTTTTTACCACCCATAAATCTTTTCAAGAAGAACATTCTTTCTTTCTTCCAACGTTTTACCGAAGGAGCTGTTTAAGAATATATTCTTTAGTTGTTCTATGATTTCGGTTAACTTTTGTGAAAGGGTTTCAATAGTACTTTTATTGACTTCGGCCTCCAATAAAGCAATTCTATTTTTAATTGATAATAGTTGCTTATGCATTTGTTGTTCCATTCTGCATTAAATAACCGACATATATTAAAAGACTGCCAAATATCGTAATACCGATTTCGTATTCACCCATGAATGAAAAGAATTTCTTCTCTTCCATATCGCCGAATACGCCTTTAACGAACTTGCCTGGCAACCTAACAACAGCTTTCAAAATATCAATAACCAAAAGCGCTAGATCTTTAGGTCCTTCTATATACTTAATTGAAGTTGTAAATTCTTTAACGAATTTAACTAGTTCATTAAAACCACTCTTAATAGAACTAGTGATCACATTGATGAGATTCTCACCTTTAGGACCGGCATAGAAATAAGCAGCGCCACAAAGATATACTATAAATCCTAAAATACCAGCCATCAAAAGTTTAGCACTTAACGCATTATCTAATCTCTTCACTGGATTGGCATTGGAGAGAATGGATATTATTTTCTTACCAGCATCATAAAGCTTTTTAAGTGTAGTATCACCTTCGGATTCAAGATGGGCAAAACCGATTGTTTCTTTAAGACGTTTTAAAGCTAGAACTAATTTCTCAACGATAATCTCTCTGATTCTAGCCCAAGTGCTTTGATCTGGTTTAATACTATTAGCAAATTGATGTAGTTCATCCATTGCACTATTTTCACCAGCGGATTCCATCAATAGAGAATCGATGGTACTCTTAATGTGCTTAAGTTTTCTTTGAATATCTTTATTCATTTCTTGCCACCCCTTACATCAGCTATAGTCTTCTTATCTCTTATGCCAGACACCGTGCATGCTAAACCGCAAAAGAAAATAACGACTGATATTTGTATTATGATATCGTCCATTATCCCTTCGACCACGCCTCTAACCGTTTGAACAGCTAAATCGAAAGCCGAGAGTATGCTCAAAACAGCCTTCTTAATTAAGGCCATCAAAGAAAATTCTTGTTGCCTGACACCTTTAATGATTTCAGATGCTACGCTGCCAACAACCTTACCAGTTCCAGAGAATCTAGACATAAAGACTTTAGCATCTCCGTCTGTAGATCTATTATTAGTTAATGCTCTAAGTCCTATTGTAAATAGACTAATAACCATTAAAACTATACCCAAGTGAGTTAGGTCGGTCAATGATTCAATTAGCTTTTTGATCCTATTGAAAAGGTTTATGATAGCTTTCTCGCCTACTACAACACCAACGAATATTGCTGATGCTCCAAGTATCAAGGCAAAGGTATTTGCTAGCTGTTCATAAATCCATTCAAAAATATTGGGTGATGGTGTTTCTATCTTAGACATATCAACTGACATATTAAATGTCTTTAAATATACTCCACCATTATCAATATAGTTTTCATAATCTTTATTGAAGCTAGCTTGAAGACGTTTTCGTTCCGCCTCCAATCTAGCTTCAAGTTGTTCTTGAGTATATACTTTCTTGGCCATTACTTAATAACCAGTTTATTATTCGGGCCTACAAATAGTTTATTGCTTAAGCTTTTTAGAAACTTTTTGGTAGTAGATGGAGTATAAGTTGGAATAGTATAATTAACGATTTCACCTTCAGATGCCGGTGGTTGATTGGCCGTATAGAGTTGCCCGCTTAATGAAGAGAATATATCAAGAGCTATACTAGCTCCATACTGTTCTGGATTCTTATATACTATACTAATTACACTACCAGGTGCAAAAGCTCCAAGAACCCATTCCCTATTTGATAAGTCCACATTTAATTGTAAGGTATCAAATAAATTACCGCCGACGTAAATTTCTAACGTATCGAAGGTTGTATTGCAATAGCTTATGTTAGTCTGTATTGTTATAAAATCAGATCCGGCATCAACCGGCGATATATTTGGGGTAATAATTACTTCAGTAACACCAGGGAAATTATCGTCGTATATTGTTAATGTAGCTTTCAACGGATTAACTTTGGTATACACATAATTGCCAACTAATTGAATTCCGTCTAAAAAGATATTAACATCATCCCCAAATGTTATGGTGGCATCCGAAGTCATTGTTAAGATCAACGGCGAACCCTCTGGAACACCACCAGGTCCGGCATATGTAACGCCATTAAGCGTACTATAAACTACATTAGTGATTGGTTTTAAAACCGCCATAGCACTTATGTCTATGTTTCCAGCCAAAGAGTTAAATTCAATGGTTGCAATACCACTCACAATTGTATATGTATAATCTACATCTTTAGTTAATGGGGCTGAATCCATTGTGATAACTGCATCTTCTGGTACTTTATAAAAATCATTTTGCGAGTAAATCTTAATAACTACAGCGTCACCTTCATAGTTTTTAGTAGGCGTGAATGCGGGCAAGCCAGCCAATTCAGGGCTAAGATTGTAACTGATTAAGAAAGTTTGTCCGATAACACCGCTAATGGTTACTGCTACATCTCCAGTTATGTTCGGTATACTCAAAGAACCGGAGGTATCACCAAAAGCTTTAGTATATTCATAACCAACACCAAAAGCTCTAGGAACTCCACCAACAGTTACGGTTACATCTCCGGGTGGTATATAACCACTATTTGGTATAATGTTACTAATTAAAAGCGTAGCACCGTCACTGACACTAACACCGTAGGAAGCTGTCATGTTTTCTAACGTAACAACCACATCATGCATTGCTGGAGGATCAAAACTAGTTAATGTGGAGGTATCAGAATATTCATTATCTATTAAGTATCTTAAAATAGAATTAGACGTGATTTCATATTCCCATATTGTATGCGGGGAATAATTATACTGTCCGAATACGAATTCATATGGTTGAGCGTCTGGCGCAGTCAGTGTCATCGGGGATGTTAGGCCCGTGGCAAAGATCATATATTGTTCAACATTAGAGGTGTTATTGATTAAATCAAATCTAATCTGACTCGTATCGGAATCTAAGTAAATTTCTTGAAAGACTTGTTCCATAGACATAGAATCACGGAATCTAATTTCGCCAACTTTAGTAAACATTATTCAAGCTCCTTAAACATGAGTAGTAGCATATACATATACATATAAGAAAGATATATTAATACCACCAAGTATTAATAAAACCGTACCTTGAGGTATACCAGATGTTCTTTTTAATTCGTTCAAAACATCATCTATCTTTTTTACATAGTCTTGCTGTATGGTAGTCAATTCGGCCAACATCTGTTTAGGGTCCATAGTTAAAACCCCTTTGACAATCCTATACACAGCCTTGTAAAATAGCTTCATGGTTTGAAAGAATATTTCACTAACAGATTTAACGAATACATGTAGATGCGCGTTGGTGGTTAATAGCAAAAAGATTAATATGAATGTTAAAAGAAATATGAGCATACCAGCATAGTAGCCTGCCTTTTTGGTATACTTCCAAAGGTCCCTGACCGCGGTCTTAAGCTTACCCCACCAACTTTCGTGGTCTGGTCTTGTAAGTTCTACATCGGACATACCTAGAGCTTGAACAATTAACTCTAGACCGTCCAATATTTTCTCTTTAGCTTTATCGCTTAGTTCTCCGCTTTCTAGTTCTTTTTTATATACTAGACAATCAGCTAAAAATCTAGTTATCAAAAGAGATTCTTTTGTTGGTTTAGCATTATTTACTTCCGCTGGCATTTGAACCTCCCTCGGTTGTATTCCCGCCTACTGCCCTATAATATAATATAGCCGCGCTGACACCTAAGCATAATAAGCATCCGCCCAATAGTTCAGCTCCGCCTTCATCCATGAAAGGTTTAAGAGCCCCAAAGATAGCATTAAGAGGAGCCATAAAAATTTCAAACAGTGTGTTTAAAGCAACAGCCAACCCATTTCTAATACCACCAGCAGTAATTTGTTGAAATGATGACTGTATCTTTTTGCCAGATTCTTTGAGTGAATTTAAGAAACCTGATAGCATATTGTTAAGAGTGTCACCAGGTGATTGAATTGCGGCATAAGCTATTAAACCAAATATCAGAATGCAGGCAATCAAGAATAAAATCTTTTGCCATTTATCCGAATCATTCCATAAACCTTTAGCTTGACCAATTATTGTTTTGATTGAATCTCTTGCTCTTCTATAATAATCAACATACTTGCTTGCATATTCATTTGTCTTGAGCCACTCTTTAGCACTAAGAAACAACCCATCAATATATTCAACTATTGATTTATAATAGCCTTTAATTGACTCGGCCCAACTATCAAGCTCTTCTGGTTTTTGATCTTTAGATGCTATAGCATTTTTAGCTACAGTCATAGTTGTGTTTTTAACACCCTGTTTACTAGCCAACTCCGACGGACTTGCAGCTTTATTGCCTGGTAACTGAGGTATTTTTGGAGGCTGCTTTGTTGGCATATCTTTCTTGGGTACAGATCGTCTAGGGTCATCCATCGAAGCAAAAAGTTGATTTACTTTAACCTCTAATGAGTTTATATTCTTTAAGACATGATCATATTTCATTTATTTTCTCCCGGTAGAAGTAGACTTTTGTTTAAGTCTCACAGAAAGTCTATTAGAGGTATATCACTAATGACTGTTTCTTGCATGATCGGTTCTAAGATATTTTCATATGGAGTTACAAAGACCTTTTTAACAGTTTCGTTTGCATCAATTTCTAAGTACTCTGGAACTTTAGCCATATCTTGAGGTATTGCAATAGCTTTAGTTTCATATGTATTTTTAATACTTTGTATTTCGTCTTCAGTTAAACCAAAATGTTTCATGATATAATCATAATCAATATACTGGACGGTAAAGTAATAGCCTTTTGATCCTACTCTGAAATCATTTCGTTTATGTAAAGCATTCCAAAACATCATAGCTTCAACCTGCCAAGGTCTCTTCTTATATTGATGATCCGCTTTACCATATTTAACTGGTTTTCCCAAAGCCATACTACTTTCTTTGCACAACTTATAAAACTTCTCTTCGGTCTTATCAATATAATCAAAGATATCCTGAATTGAAATTTTATTTTTACTTGCTAATAGAATGTTAAGAATATTGGACAATTCATCTTTAACTATTTTTGGTGAATCAGATCTTCTTATCTGAATACCTCTAAATAGGAGTTCGTCTTTCTTTTTGCCACCTTCTCTTACAAGATGAATTGCATAACATTTATGCTTATTATAATACAAGCCTTTATCAGCGACCCAGTCTTCTTTGAATTTCATCAAACGAAAGTCTTGACCCTTATTAAAGAACTTATATAATTGATCAACACTCTGAGCAATATACGGGTTAATGATCTTAAGTTCTTTTTCAACTTTTTCTAACTGTTCATCCAATGAACCTTCGTCTGGTATAATATCCTGCAGTGTAATAACAGTACCATCGGTGTCGGCATAGAAGCACATTTTAAACCAATCGAGGTCTTGAACTTTAAGAACATCTACAACTTCAGCTATTTGCTCTAGAGTCAAATCCACATGGCCATAATGTTTTTCGATAAGATACATAATACATTTAATAAAGAATCTACCAGTCATGGTAATAGCACCACCAACTGATGTATTAAAGAACATAAACTTAGCAAAAAGATAAACACCAAAGAATGCGTTTGCTGATATCTTAAGAGCTAGTTGCTTATTATATTTTGATATATCCAAGGATCCAGAATCATACATGCTGTCCTTATTAAACTTTCTTCTTGATCCAAGATCATCAAGAATATCAAAGAACAAGGATTTCTCTTCTTCAATGGAGCAGAATATGGCACCTGATGGAGTTACAATATACTTATTATCATCAATCATTTTCCTAACATCGGTTATCATCATGAAACTATCTTCATATTGCAATCCTCTAACGGATTCCATTTCTCTCCATGCAACCTGAACCTTTTGGTTTGGATCCAGATCCTTATTCATCATCAACTGTTTAGCAACTTCCGGCGTTACCGTCATTCTCAAAGTATTCGGCCCGATATTAAAAGTATTCATAATTGATGGATACATGGAAGCACCGTCATAATCCACTAACATCCTGTATAAACCGCCGACTTTACTATTCTGTGTAAATCCACCAACAAGAGATGTCAAGAATTTGGGCGGGAATACTCTTGAATCTCTACTAGTTCTTAATACATGATTATTCTTTTTCCAATGGTATAAGCTTAATCCTTCCACGATACCCAATGCAAAATCAATAGCATCCCAAGTATTGGTGGTAATTTTCATCAGAGAGAATTTATAGTTAGTGTTCTGTAACTTCTCATCAATCATAACCATGAGTTCGGTATCCCATAAGTTATATTCAATCCACTCTTCTCTACTCGCACCTTTCTTCGGGAAAGGTTTCTTACCTAGATCTAGAACGAGATGAGATACGAAATCCAAAGAGTTTGATTCAACCGAATTTTGCCACTGTTGTTCAAATAATACCATGGAGTCTGCTATAATAATGCCACTTAAAGAATGATGACCCCATTCATCACCCTCTATTTTAACGTTATAAGTTTTACCCATCATTTGAAACATATCAATAACGTTAACACAACCATCAAAGTTTGCAAAATAATAATTAGGATTCTTTTTATATGCAACCCTCTTAGCTCTGTTAATCATATAGGGATAGTCAAAATTATGGTTAAACCATGCAGTCATGACATCTGGATCTAAAGTAAAGAAGGTGTACCAGAAATGTTGCAGAAGAAGGCTTTCATCCCCGGCAAATTCATTAATGGTTAATTTAACCTCTTTGCCCTTATGAGTTTTATATTTAGAGATTTCCCCAATATTAACTTTCTCTGAATCCAAAATCCAAAGATAGTAATCGCCATTAAATTCTGCTGATATATAAGTTACTTTATATGGAGCACTTAAATCGGTTCCATGAAAGTTTTCAATATCGTGTTCTATGTCATATCTAAATACTTGAGGTAAATAATCACTTTCCGGCTGGGTAAAGTAATAGTAATCCGTAGCAGCTTTAGTTCCAAGTTCCGTAGTGCCTTCATAGAGTATGGTCTTGCCCAGTTTCTCTATTATATCAGCATCAGGTGAAAACTTCCATGGTCCCTTTTTACAGATGACATCTCTAGCATTCAAGAATGGCTTACTAACATCATTAATATTTTTCATGATATAGTAGTATTCATAATGACTGGTTGGAATTTTCTTGATCACCTTTTCATTGGTAACTACATTTCTAAATGTGTGATCAATAGTTTTAAAACCATCTTTATGAATATCAATAAGAACCCAATCAGATGTATAAAACTTTTGCGGTAGAACTTTAGCTCCATATATCTTACCGCTAGATATGACATCCCCTGGTCTTTTTCTACCATTATTCAATATCTCAAGATCATCCGGCGGAAACAAGACATTGTAAACTTCTTGAAATGCCGTCCCGAAAACTTGATACGCATCCTGATTCTGATTCTTAATGAGATAACTCGGATGAACTGATATGATAACATCGTAACCTTTATATGATACTTTAACACCGGCCTTGGTTACAATGCCTGATGGATCAATACCTAATCTATCACAAACATTTGATCCCAATGCTAAAATAACATCTGGTTTAGTTACGTTAATTAGAGCATCAATCTGATTATAACAAACGTCACTTTCACACTTAGTTATTTTAGTTGGACTTTCACAAAGAACTACGTTACTAATGATATATTTCAATGAATCAAATTTATAATGTTTAATGAACTGTTCTAATATCTTATATGAATCTGGCCTCATGATCATACCATCCGATGGTTGATCGGATAGAATTAAGATATTAGCATGGTCGTCTTCGCCATATTTCATATTGGTTTCAAAGTATACACTATTATTTGATTTGAGTTTACACTTTTCACAAGCGGGGCTTTCCTTCAAAGATAATAGCTTTAAAAGATACTCTTTATAGGAAGCATATTTTATTACCCGAGCTTCTTCAACTTCTTTGTGGGTAGTTTTTGCTGATTTCTTGATATCTGTTTTAGTGACTTTAAATATTTGACTACGTTCTTCCTCTGGTAATTTATCGGCTGTCATCATAAAAATTTCTAACTCTGGTTTACCCAAGCCAGATTGGAATGATTCTCTCAATGTTTTAAAACGATCATTAAAATCATCTTTTTCTTTCTTTTTAAAGATCGGATTATATAGGGGATTCGTAAGATTATATTCTCTCAAAATATCAACTGCTTCGCTAACTGCTAATTTATAAAAAAGAGTGTAGTCTTTATTGATATACTTATTAATATAAGAAGCTAAGTTTGGATTGGTGCTTAGATAACCATCCAAAAGATATCTACAAGGGAAATTAGTGGCATCAAGTTTAGTTCTGAGATCATCAGTGATTTTAATTTTGGGGTTGAGATTCTTCTGAATGAAATTAAGGTTATCAAAAAAGCTATTTTCTTTTTTTGTTTCTGACACGGGTAGCCCTCCTATTAGTTTAATTTTATTAGTTTATATTATGTAACCCTTATTAATAGTTGGTTGTAACGTAAAAAGGTGGCCCGGCTAAAATCGCCGAGCCAAGAATGAGAACTACCCTTAACCATCCAGGCCTTTTTTGTTTAAAGAGTCCACTTTTTATATGAACAATATGTTAATGAATTCTTAACATCATATGCACTAAGTAAACCACTTCTATAAGCCCCGGTGTCTACACATATTCTATGGTCATCAATAAGAACTGAATGTTGCCTAGTATGACCGACAACCAAACGTTTATTAAAACATCTTTGTTGATTACCAGTTCTTTCCCATAAAAGAATGCTCTTGGCTTCTTCCGTTGTGGGGTTTCTTAATGCCCATTCAGTCGCGCCAGCATGGACAAAGATGTGGGTATCGGTTTCATGAAATAGTTTACATTGACTTATAAACTTTTGCAATAATGTTAAAGCTGGATCTTCTTTCCAATTTTTTGAATTGCCCCCATTATACCACCAACACTCAGAATGATATTTATCCGAATTCTGGAAAAAAATCCATGCCATATCTTCATGATTACCTAATAGCGTTATAATATTTCCGCTCTGATAACGTCTATTAAGTTCATTAATATATTCTAAGACTTTAACTTCATTTACGTTTGGAGATCTATCAATGTAATCTCCTAGAAATATTAATTGATCATCAGGCTTAAAAGAAATAACATCTTCGACTAAATTAATCAGAAGATCTATTTGACCATGAACATCCCCAATAGCTATTTGTCTTTTGAAATCCATAACTTACCTCTCCCATTGATATAACACTATATCCCAAATCGTATTTTTAGCCACATCAATATTAACACTTATAATAGATTGAGTGTCTTCGGTATCGACTATATAAGGGGTTCCATAATCTAGAATACCTTTTCTGTCACCTATGATAATTTGATCATAATGTTCGATCTTTAATTTAGCTGCTGATATATCTATTTTATGGCCATCCGTTGCTTTTATATCTTGTTCAAACTTATATTGCAATGTTGCATAATGTCTTAATCTTGTTCTATTGCAAACCTTCATCAATAGATCCGTAGTATACATATAGGTGTGATATTCTTGGGGTTTAAGTTTCCTGAAATAAGGACTTGGACCCAATGCATCTGCTGGCATACCCTTAAGATGTTTATTATCAAATACAATTTGATTAGCATCAGTTACATGTTTACCTATTTTACCCGGAATGTAAAGAGGATCACTGGTTTGAAGTTTGATATTCAGATGTTCAATTCTATCATTATTCCTAACTATAATATGGGTAGGTAAGTCAACATCATATTCACAAGTTAATTGCAATTTATATGTAGACAAACCATCTTCACCATACACGGTTGAGGCATTTGAAATACTAGTCAGCCATACTTGAGGACCAATCTCCATAGGAAAGACAAAGTGATCTTTATTGATAACCTTTATGAATTCTCTGGTGATACCACTATTAGTCCAATCATAGGGGGCATCTTGATATGCGGTAGTCACTACCTCATCTGGTATCAAAACATTTGTCATGATTAATCCAGGTCTTACTCTTCGATTGAATCCACCATGGAAGAACATGATTGATTGTAAATAATGATCTAGATATTCATATGGACTTTGAACGAATATGATAACTTGAAAGTTCCCGGTGAATCTGTTAGCTATTACGCTAAATCCAAAATAATCATCTTCGTATTGAGGATGCATATACATGTCTTGAAGGTTTTCACCAATATCGGTTAAACGCCATAGTTGAGCAAACTTATTATCAGTTGCAATATCTCCAAATGGATCTATTGCAATAGCTGGTAATACTGGCTTATCCGCTTCTTGACCTTGTTGTAAACTATTTTGAATTTCTCTAATAGCCCTACAGTATCCACCGAGAACTACAGTCTTGAAATCTTTAAAGTATACCTCAGAGAACCATCTAGATATACCGGAGAAGACATCCATCAAACAATTGTTGATGTACCAACATCTGAAACTATTTATATGAAATGAAGTATCCGGCATATTTAGATTTCCTTACTTAATGATTTCGGTAACTTTAGCTAATGTCTTAGGACCGATAATTGCATCGGCTTCTTTAAGACCAAAGACTTCGGTCTGAAATTTCAATACTAATTGCATCAAATCCCAATCATAAACTTTAGTCTCGTTTATTTTTTTGTTGTAGTATTTACCCAGTTTTTCTTTCAAAAGAACAATGTCTTCATGCTCACAACCATAAATGAATGGTGGTACATACTTAGTTCCGTTTTGTATTAAATCAAACATTCTAGAAACAACCGAAGACGGCAGAAGTATGTATTTCCAATTCTTTTGAGTATCTGATACCTTAGATACAATCCTCCAAAAATCCATCCATTGTCCGCTACCCTTTTGCTTCCTACAATCAGGATATCCGCTTACTACTTGACACCCGGCGCTAGCATAGAATCCGTGATTTTCATCTTTATTCCACCCAGCGTGTATGTTATCTTTAGGATTTTCAAAAGACACTGGATCCATATTATCATACTTGGCATCATTCTTAGTTCTTCTAATAGGGGACTTCTGACACATCACCAATGCTTGATGACCCGTAGGGGTTCCAGCCCTATGAATGCCAACTTCATAATGATGTAAACCAAATTCTAAACGGTTAGCACCTTGACCTTCATTCTCCATTGATTCGGTTGCATATTTAATATGCGGAACAGTTCCTGCCAGGAATGTTCTCATGATTGCTTCACTGGATTCATTCGGTATAATGCTAACCGAACATCTCGGATGAACCTGATCAATAACATTAGTATTGATAGTTGGCTTAGAATTGCTGGTCCCGCTTGCTATCCAGCCACCGCGAATACCAACTAATGTAAATTCACCGCCAATATTATAGTTAAGAAGTTTGAGCATTTTTTGCATAGTTGACTTAACTTCTTTACGATAAGTACCCGAATTATCTTTAAGCAAAAACATTGAAATCTCCTATTATTTGATTCTTGATAATCCCCAAGCACCAGCTATCGGAGCAATGAAGCCAGTGAAGAAGTTCACCCTCTTTTGCCGACTACTACTTGCTCTCGTATCACTTAACGCCTTATTTAATTCAACCACAGTCTTAGCTTGTTCAGTAGACATCAATTTAAGTGTATCAATGATTGACTTATATTGATCTATCGACATTTTCAATAAAGTTATGCTTTCTTTATATGACTCTATTGATAGATCTTTTTCTTTGATGGCTTCTTTATATAACCGTTCATTTTCTTGATATATAACAATTTGCTTTTTAAGAGCTTCCAATTCATTTAGCTGTTCTAGTAGTCGAACGCTTTCCGGTTGAGTAAAGTAACGAACATCTTCTTCTGCTTTAAAGGTTTGACCTTTTTTAATGTAACCACCAGCCAAACCAACTGCACTGGTGATTACGAAGATTACTAATAATAGACTAGAACCCTTTATTTGCGAACTCATCATTTATTCCTTCTATTGAAGTATTAGGATCTATCTGATCTATCCTAATTTGATTTGGATCTTCCGCTGCTACTAGAATTTCATTGGCGTTTTGATTATGAACATCTCCGATGTTAGCAATCTCGTTTGCATGTTCAACAAAATTATCAGCACCGCTAGTTGCATTATCTACAGCCGCAATAGCAACCCCTCTCATTCTTTCATCAGATGTTGGTTTGTCTTCTTTTTTCTTTTTGAATAGTTTGGTATAAACCAAACCAGCAACGATCAAACCAATCGGTCCGGTATATGTAATGTTTTCAAGCAGCCATGTTAGAATCATTTTTAGTCTCCTTACTTTCTTTTCTCTTTCTGGCTTTAGTTTTCTTTTCACGTTCTTCTGGATTCTTCTTACTATCAATAGCAGTTTCAATCATACCTTTAATAATGACATTCTCTTCGTGGCTTAGCTTCTTGTCTTTACCTTTAGCCAATTTATATTCTTGATACATAGTAGTAGCCAATTCAATTGCATATTCTTTCTTCTTTTTGCCATCTTCACCATCCAACTCTTGACGAGCCGCAGTCACGGCATAATCAGCATACTTCAAAATCTTTTCTACAATGTCTTCATTCTTCGTATCAAAATCGAATCTCTTTTTAAGAAGAATTAATTCATCGATATAATCGTCCGCTTTCTTTAAAGTATTTGGATCAAAATTTTTAGCATACTTTTTAATTAAAGCTGGTATTATAAAATAGAAAATTAAAGAAGCCAAAAACCCTGCAGCGCCGCTAACGAAAAACATTTGAATAGTTTCGTTCGCCATATAATAAACACCTTTCTCTTATTGTTTATGTGCTACATCCATAAATGAATTATAGCTATCATCCATCATAGGACAAGTCCATGCACAACCTGAACACCTACGTCTGTATTCAGAGTACAGAGCTTCATATAATTCCATTGCATTATTTTTGATTGTATCAAACGAAATAGCTCTATTGAATAATTCATGTATATACAATTTTGTCCTACCAGCAATTCGTAGACACAGTCTCAATTCACCATCAGCGTCAACCGTCAATGTTTTAAACTGGGGAATTTTGGTATCTCTTGTCGGTGGATGAATGAGTGAACAATAATATGTAGATGAAGCACTTCGAATCAAAGAGTCAATGAATGCTTCACTGGTGCCCAAATGAATGTTATACTGATTGCTTAAAAGAAGTTTCTTTAGTTTGATTACTTCTTTATCTTCTGGATAACATCTAAGCTTATTATTGTAATCTTCTCCGGCTGTTGCATTATTCAATGCAAAATCATAGAACTCATTCTTTGGATAATCATAAAAAGAAACGCTGATCATAACTTCCGGGTATTGATCTTTCATCATATCAAAGAACTTTTTAGAATGCTTAATGTTTTCTTTTGTGATTACGCATTCAACAACCATATCATTAGTCATATGATGATCTTGATTATATTTCAGAAGATTCATTGCTGCGTTGTTTTTGACATCATTCCAAGAATTGTGATCTTCCATGATTCCCGGATCAAGGCTCACCGTTAAACCTTTATACATGCCAGCATGTTCAAATGTATCAATAACACCATTTTTTGAATGAAGCAAACTAGCATTAGTAATAACCGTATACATGATGTTAGTTTCGGATTGATTTACTCTTTTCAAAAAGTCTTTAAATCCGGTTTTCAGGAATGGTTCTCCACCGTAAAAGATGTGAAACATTTCATCTTGCTTATATAATCTATTCAAACCAAGAATAGAATCATATACATCCATGAATGATAATTCATTTGCATTAACCTGATCAATGCTTTTAAATTCTTTACACTTAGGTTCCTGAACAAGTCCACAATATGAACATCTCTTATTACAACGTCTAGTCAAAAGCCAATTAACAATCATTATAGTTCTCCTTAAAACGCTATCATATTAATGGGGTCAAATGCTGCTGGCGCTAAATTCTTTGTATCGTTTACGATATCATTCATCGTCGGTGGAGGTGGCGGAGGCATATGAGACACTGGTTCTGATTTTGGTTTATCAGCATCTTTTACTAATACACCATCATGAGTATCAATGGCACTCAAAGCTTTCAGCTCCATCAAGATATTACTACCAAGAAGTTTGGAGATAGCTTCCCTATCACTTACCACCTGGTCCATATTGCTATCTTTATTTATATTCTTCACCTTAGAAAATAGCTTGAGGGTTTTAAGGAATTCATCTGATAGAGCATTGATATTATACCATTCCTTATATATAATCTCCTCATAGGCATAGGTATCTCTAAGTTGAGATATAATATCCTTAATCATATCTACATTCTCTCTGGGGGTGTTTTCATTCGCCTCTTTCAAACATTCAAATAGAGTTGGGCATGAAATGCTGAAAACGGAATCAACAATGTTGCCTTCGTATTTAATTACCAGATTATTATCATAAATGAAATCATCAACCTGTTTTTCAAATACCTTTTCCCAACCATTTAACTGTGTGATTGCAAAATTCTTGAGAGTTTCTGTAAAACCTGGTTTTCTATGAGTGATATCGGATGAGCTAACAATGTAACTAGACCAGAAGGGTGCAAACACATATCTCAAACATGCATAGATATATTCATCTTCCGGACTATTTCTTGTTTCTCTATAATGCAGATATAGATCAACCAAAGCTTCATTGAGATATTGAGTTTCTTTAACATAGAGATCGGACAGTCTGGTCTTGATAGTAAAGAGAGGAACTTTTTTAGTCACACTCTGGAAGAATGTTGTAATTAAAGAAAGCTTCCTGAAATATTTTTCATAACTAGCAAACGTTGTGTAAAAATACTTTGAAGAATTCTGGAAACTGATATCCGGGTTGCCGCTTACCAATGACAACTGTTCAAAAACTAACATCAACATTCTATATGGATCGGTCTGATGTTTTATGGTTGTAAGTATTTTCTCTTTCATTACTTCAACCGGAGACATATTGAGAACATCTTTTACCATAGTAGTTGCAACTTCATTGATGTTGCTTATTGCTGGGGGTGCCGCGGTATCACTTGATTTAATCTCCATGGCATTATCAACATCAATAGGACTTAATGGAAGATTGGAAGTCGGAATGAATGTTTCAACACATGTTGTATATTCACTTATTGGTGCTTGAGGTGCCGCGGTAGAGGTTATTTCAGTCTCATAATTAGCTGGAGCTGCGCTAGTTTCGGGCGAATATACAGGGTTCGGAGTTGCTTCATACCACACCCCGCTATTACCGGGTCCTACTGGTAAGCTAGGTTCCAAACTAGATGCAACGGCAACACTCTGATGCCTAATAGCATGTTCGATTGAATTTAACTTTTCAATGATGTCGTGGTTCTGGGCAATCTTAATGAAGTTCAGAGACATATTAATAATATCGTTGCAAGCTTTTTCCAAAGTATTAGTAATGAAATTCAAAGTCGCGGTAGACATAATAAAATCATTCATATTTTCATTTGAATCAGAGAGCTTGATTACCGCGTATTCACCCTGATCGGTATTATACTTACTGATATAAAACATATACTTGTTACCGGCAAGAGAAACCCTATTAGCCTGCTTGTTATGTAAGAAGTTCTGAATTGTATAAATCAGGTCTGGCATATTGTCATATGAGATCCAAAGTTTGACTTCTGTATTATCTGAATCTGATTTGGTTTTAATCTTCAGAGTAAGGTTGGGCACTTTAAAGAATGTATCATTTTTGTCATTATTAAAGACAAAGAAACATGTTAAATTCTTTTGTGCGTTACCTTGAGATTGCCAAATGTTGCAAATCTCATAGAAGAAGCAGGTCTTTTCTTGTTGCATGAGTGGTTCTCCTTAGGAATTTTTAAACTTGATATTTATTAATGTACTTAAAGTACCGTTAAACAAACTTATTAGACTTATCAAAGAAGGTATAATATGGGTAAACAATATAGTGTTGCGGCATATGTTTTAAAGTTGATGGCTGGTAGTCTAGATGCAACCAAACTACTCGACTCTGTCCTCATTAAAACATCTCGAAAATACCCTATACAATTTTTTGAAATCAATATTCGAATGAATCGTGAAACTTTCGATGCATCCATAGTTCCAAATAAGTCAAAACTATCTTTAGAAATTGTTTCATATAGAGGTATCAGCCGAGATGAAGGTGTTGATCCTTTGAGCCCGATTCTCAAAGTCCCCTTATGTTTGCTATATGAAAATAGTAGTCAAACAACATCTCCAGCCCCCAATGATGAAAGCGCATCTGGTATAGTCACTCTCGTTTGTATACCATTGGATATGATTAAGAAACAACAAAAGTTCATTAAAGATAAAGTATTTATTGATAAGACTAGAGAAGAAATTCTTAACGAAGTTCTAGAGGGGGTCGAGTTTGAAAACCATAGTGAGATCTATAATAAGAGCGAGAAGATTGAACAAGTAGTTCTACCGCCACTCAGACAATATATGGCAATAGAATACTTACATGAACGAATTAAATTATTTGAAGGACAGAATCCCATATTCACAAACTATTGCTTTCTGGATAAAAAGTTGCATATAGGTTCATGCGATAAAAATAACTTTGATCCAGTTCGAGCTTTATTCGTAAGTGAAAGTGGTATGGGTCCAAATGAATCTATCGCCAAAGGTGCTTTGATTGCTAATAAGATTCCAGATAGAGCTGGTGAATATACAATAGATAAAGCGATTAAAGAAACTATTAACTACAGTGACATATGCATGGCTTTAGGTATGAAGCATACCTATGTATATTCACCTCAGAATAATCTATTCTCTAGAGTTAAAATAGATCTTGGTGATGAAACCAATAAGCTAGAAAATTTAAACTTTTATGGAGCCAAAACCGAGATTGGTGAACACATAAAGGAAATGAATAATAAAGAAACTTGGTATAATTCACATAATGGATTATTCGAAGTTGACGATGATAAAGCAAACAAGATCTTTGCTAATGCTTTCATAACTGAACAGTTGCAAAAATCCATTGAAATTGAATTCTACGTAGAAGGTTCAATCATATTCTCTGACTTTCTATATCCTGGTAAACGAATAGAAATCGTATGCGGTGAGAATGCATTAAGATTCAAAGGTAAATACATCATAGAAGAGACCACCATGATTTTTAAATATGATAAAATGTATTGGTCTGGGTCTTGTACGGTTAAAGCATACTCTGGTATACAAGCGGAGAACCTAAAATGAAATCAACCAATGATGTTCTCAAAAGTAATCTAAGCGACATACTCAGTCGTTTCAATGATATAACATTATCAACCGATGATACCAACGAACTAGATGAATGGATGAAATGTAAAGAGGACTTCTTTTACTTTCTTGAAAAATACATTCCATTAGATCTACCTGGTACTGATAATGTTTTCAAATACCATAATGGTCAGGAATTAACAATTAGAACTTTGATGACTGATCATTATGTCATAGTTCTTAAAAGTAGACAGATAGGTATCACCACAGCAATAAGAGCTTATTGTGCTTGGTTGACTATATTCTATAACAACTATTCAATTGGTGTTATTTCAAAGAAGGGTCCAGATGCTACCGCCTTTGTAAGAAAAACAATCAAGATCATAGAAGATCTACCACCATTCTTACGACCTAACTTTGATAAGAAAACTGAACAACAATACATACTGGAAAATGGTAGCTTATTAATGGCTGAAGCCGTATCTCCGTCTCAACCAGAAAATGCTCTTCGTTCAAACCCGATTGCTTTCTTAATTATAGATGAAGGTGCGTTTATTGCTAAAATCAAAGAAGCACTCAGCGGTCTATTACCAACCACAGTTACCGTTCAGCAAGCTGCCAAGGCTGCTGGTATACCTTATGGTGTTCTTTTTATAAGTACCCCGAATAAAACTCAAGGTACTGGTGAGTGGTTCTTTAAACAATATCAACAAGCAGTTATTAATAATGGGCTACCAGAGAAGTATTCAAAGGGTGCATATAAAGCCATTCGTTTACATTGGGAAGACTTAGATGGCCCATTTGATGAAGAATGGTATGCGGCTCAGTGCAAAGTTTTAAACTATAATAAGGAAGACATAGCTCAAGAAGTTGACTGCGCCTTCCTACCAGTTGTTAAGAATGGTCTTATTAAGAAAGACAGAATCGTTGATCTTTCAAATAACATCAGACCGCCAGCATATAAGGTTGAAGTGAGAGATGAAGAAACATCTAAACATTTCGGTGACATATATATTTTCGATGAAACCTTACCTGCTACCAGGCATGAACGCAGATTTATGATATCAATAGATACTGCTACATCTAATGGTATGTCAACGTTCTCATCAATCGTGGCAATTGACTATGATACTAATGCTCAAGTATTGGAATATGTCGGCAAGCTCAGTACATATGATTATCCGAAAGTTGTATTCAAAGCATTGGAAGAACTAGGGGATAATCTCTTTATCATCATAGAGAGAAATACAATCGGCGAATCCATTGTTGGTGCAGTCTTTGATCATCCTAGATGGAAGTCTAAGATGTATCATACCGTAGTCAAAGATAAAAACGGTAAAGTAACTCGTCAAGTAGCCGGGATAGAAACTCATGGTGTGTCTAAACCTCTATTCATTGAAGCAGTCACATTATTCTTTGAAGAAAACATTGAAAAGATATATGGTGAACGAAGCATCTTACAAATAACTACTGTTGACGTTCTGGATGGTAAGCTAGTTGGAACACCTAATGACTTGATTATGTGTTATGCCTTTTTAGCTTATGTTAAGAAGAATAACTTAGTTCGTTTCAATAAATTAAATCCTTCTCAAGAAGGACTACAATTAGATAGTGATCTAAGTAGCTTCTCAGAAGATGCTGTTATGGACTACCTTTATGATAGAGGTAGCGAGGTTCGGAATAGAATTGGTAGGCTGAAGAAAGAAAAGTATAATAATATTATTGATTACCTGAATAACGATTAAGGAGACCCTATGTTTTTACCAAGCGATCAAGTTATAGTTGCTATAGAGAATGCTAAAACTTGTCTAGATATGTTCAAAGAATTTAAAACAACCAATCCAAATGACAAGTTTGAAATGGAAGCTATTAGCATAGGGAATCGTTCTATTAATGTTATTCATTCAGACCAACTATACCAATACTTTCATGAATACTTATTAGAAAAATTTGATGATCTTAAAGGAACCTGTTTAAAGAATTTGGTGGGCAAGACTTCTAAGATGAAGTTGTATTACGTCACCCCAAAAGAATTGCTTAAATTAATGCCTGCATCAAATATCTCAATGTTTACATATCAGGGTTCTTATTACTTCTCCTTTATAAATTCAGCCGGGGATATTATAACATTGATTCAAGCAGTCAAACCGGTAACGGCGATTGATCATAACTTATTTGAATCAGTCTTTAAATCCCTATTAAAAGACTCAGTTAGATATGTCTTCAAAAATCAAAACATCTTAAAAGATAACATCAAGAATACTACCATTAAAAGCTACTTAGATAAGACAATTGAATGGTATAGAGCATTCATTGAAAATATCATTGATCGTTATAACCTTTTAAGTCAAGTGAAATCAAATAGTCGAGATGTTGCTATTGATACCTTGACTACACAATTCGTTAACATTATTTCGGATGGTGCTAGAAAAGGTAAAGTAGAAAGCAATGCAATATTAGATTTCTTTAAAGTCACCATGCTTAGAAATACTGATGTTCTTAAAAAGTTTGATATTGATCCAGACACTAACAAGATTAAGAAATTAGAAGATGTTAATATCGAAGAGAATATTAGTAATGCTAAACGGTATCTAAAAGAAATCTATGCACCATTCAAAAAGATATTCCAAAATATGATATTCCAACCTGAAGTCTTAATAGTGAATCAAGAATTTCAAAACATTCTAGATATCATTTATAAAGCTTATGATGAGATCTTTGAACAATCTATTGATGTTAACTTCTATATTAGAAATACCATATTACAGGAGCTTTATCACTTTCATACCGTCGCGGTTAATTACCACACATTCAAAGAAGATGACGCTGCTATTATTGATGCATTGGTATCCGGTGATATATTTGACCTTCAAAGCAACATAGAAATTAGAAGACCATTAAGAGTCAAACGCATAAGAAAAGTTTGTATGGAAGTATCTGGATTAACTCCTATTGCTATGCGAAATGGTAATTACGGTGACATAGAAGAAATAGAACTATCTGCTGATGGTGATCTTCTTAGAACTGGATACACTTCTAACTATGTCAAAAATATCATCAAAGATCAAGTCATACTGCAAAATAAAAAGTTCGAAGTCATTCAGGATTCTCTAGTTAGATTAATTGATAATGGTGTAATCACGCCAGTCATGTTCACAGATAACGAAAGCTTTAACATTCTTGCTACTCAATCCAACAACTTTGAATATGAAAAAAGAATCATGGGCTTTTATGAGAATGAAAGAAATAGAATCTTTTTACTTTTGAATAATGTTAGCATCGGTGGTATGGGTTCAGCTTCTAACTCTGGTATCATATCTTTAATACTACATGAGTTAATGCACTATGCTTACCAAAATCTTCTGAATGATTACATGTCTATATTTAATACTTACATACAATCATTCTATTCTGACTTCTTTAAACATTATTACAAGATGGACATACCAAAAAATCTACTTGAACCTTATGTCAAAAGCTTGTATAAAATGGAAAAGAATAATAAGACTGGTGACATGGTAGATAAGCTGAATGTTATTCTTGAATATGCACAAGAAAAAGGTGATAAGAACTTAGCTTACATGAACTCTAAAGTATTTGAAAAGCTCTTCATGTATCTATCTGAACCACTTAAGAATGACACTGGAACCAAGATAGCTAAGTTAAGTAAATCATTCTTTACTGAATCCATGTTAGTAGCTTATGAGAAAACTTTCTGTTCTATGAATAAAGAGATTGCTCAAAGATACCTAACTCAAAATGATTCAGTCAAGTTTAACAGTGTGTTCTATCAGGAGTTCATTGCCACTAGTGAAGTTGCTGCTATGTTAGCTGGTACTTTAGTTCGGGAATTGTATAAACAACAAATATCCTTACAAGAAGATCATCCGATTGCCAAAATGATCAATACACTCTGAGGTCATTATGTATAAAAACCAACTTGAAAATAATTTCGTAGTAGGCGAAGATAGCGAAATCATCAAAAAGAAACGTGCCGAACACGAAAGTTATGAAAAGCTTTCTAGAGATCTAAATGAAAAATTTAAGAAAGTGTTCACCACTAAAGCATTAGAAAAGATTGGTGGTCTTAGCAATAAGAATTTAGAAAGCATAGTTGGTAATACCAAATCTCAAGTAACAGTCTTGTCTGCTATCGATAAAAAGCTAGCTGAATTGGTTAAGCTCCAAAGAAAAGCTAAAGATTATAGTGCATATGAAAAAGAAATCAAAAGATCTATTAAAGAGAAGACTGTTGCACAATTAAAGAAATCTAAAGCTAACTCTTCCTATTATACAGACGATCGTAGGAAAGACATAGTAAAGGCATCTGAAAACTTTTCTGAATTAAATGATAATCTTAAGCAATTTACTAAAGTTCTTAAGAAGATGGAAGACACACAGAATTCGGCCATGGATCTGATTGCTCAACACTTTATTAAAGCTCCAACTTTATATGAACAGATGAGCGTATTCTTTAATAATAAGTTTTTAAAAAATCCAAAATTGAGAAAATTATGGAACTTTACCTCAACCGTTGGTGGTTGGTTTGCGGATCTGGCTGATGAAATCGTAGAACCGATTAGTGATGCATTTTCTAATTTAATTGATGCTGCCATGCCTTGGAATCTTTTTTCTTTATCTAAAAAGGGTTTATGGACTAGAGAGGTTGCCGTTCAAAATGGTATGCCATTCCAGTCAATCATTTCGATACTATCCGGTATACACAAAAATGTTTGGCTGCTAAACCATAAAACATTACCCGAACTGGAAAATAATTTTACTGGTAAAAAGGGTAAGAAAATTGAAGTTGAAAAAAGAGTTGGGGGCTTAGGTAAGCTATTTGAACTACTAGAAAGTGTCAAGGGTGGTAGAGCCATGGTTGGTGGCGCCGCCATGTTGAAGATGTTTTCAATGATGGGTCTTACATTCGGAACGGGTTTGGCTGGTATACCAATGGCTTTAGCAGGACTAGCCGGGGTCAAAGGCCTTGGCACGAACCTTTATGATAAAATATCCAGAAGACGTGAAGAGCAAAAGATCTTAGATGATGAGAAAAACACTAAAGACAAACGTAAAGAATACTTTACATTAAACCCTGCGGCCAAGCAAGCCTTTGACGAACAATTAATCAAAGTTGAAACCATGGCCATGAAGCGCTTTATGAAAAATGATGGGCTCTCAAGAATGATTAGATCATTTTGGGACAAAGGCGCTTTGATGAAAGAAGATCGTGAAGAACGAGAAGCTGAAGAAAAGAAAATCGTTGATAGTTTTCAAGGTGCCGTAGCCAAGAAACTTAACGAACGAGGTAGCATCTGGGCTGAAGGTCTTGGTGAATTCTTCACTGATATAGTTTATGAACTACCAGAATTTGCCGAACAAACTGTTGACCTTCTTAGTGGTAGCGTCAGGAATACAATTTTTCAAAGGATGATGGAAGTATTTAAGACTGGTAAAAATACTTTACTGGATAACATCTATCACATCAAATCAAACCTAGATACAATCAAAAGCGATTTGAGCACATGGTCACAATCTCTATCAAACCTTTTAACACCTAGAATAACGATTGATACAACCAATATCGTTTCAAACTTAAAAGCCGCTTTGGATCCAGCTATCGTTGATATCAAAGATTCGATTACCAAAGCCATCACCGACTCATTAACTAGTAACGTATCTAATGTTTATCAGATGCCTTATGTAATAGCTGAAGCAGTTAAGGCTGCAAGTTCTGGTTTTACTAATGAATTCATTGGTAATATTAACGATAATTTAATCGCATTTAAAGATGCCGGTATAGACCCTGGCGTTGAAGGCATAAAAGTTCGGATTATTAATTCAGTCAATAGTCAACTTACCGAAAAGACTAAAGAGCCGGTTGCATCAATCAAAACCGAACCGGAAGTATCACCCGAATTGAAAACTGCTGAAATACATGTTCGAGGGTTTAAAAGAAAAATCGAAGAACAAGAAAAGCTAATTAGTCAATTACCTGATAAACCCGAGAGTCGTGAATATGCCATTAAAGAGTTGGATCGATTAAAGAAACGTCTAGCTGAAGCTGAAGATAAATTAAGTAAGCTTTCCAATCAATCTTCATTCACTATGAAGGGCAAGCCATTTGATTTACAGTTGTTTGCTGAAGATAAAAAGAATTTTGAAATTCCGGACCAGTTATTGATGTATGCAGCTATGATAAATGCCGGACATGATGATCAAATTGCTAAAATGAGCAAATACCTAGGCACTGGAACCGGTGATGAAAATCCCTTTGATATTTCGATACAGCTTTTAAATAAAATAGTTGATAGATTAGAACCCGTATCTGACGCTTATACTCCGACCAATGCCAGAGAACGTAGACGAATGCGTTTAGCTAGATCTGGTCAGGTCACCGTTGATAATCCCAAAGACTTCATACCAAAAAGAGATTGGTTAGGTGAGATCATGGGCCTCTTTGGTGGTGGAGGCATGGGTCTGAAATTATTACTGGGCGGGGCTATAGCATTCGGAGCCAACTATTTCCTAAAGAATTTACCACTAGATCTTCTTAAAAATATCATCAGTAATTTATGGAATGGTAAGGGCATTAAAGATACCATAGTGGATTCGATTAAGGATGCAGTTATTAAATTTAAAGAAAAAACTTTTGATAACCCCAATATGACCCCCGAAGATCAAAAAGATCATGGGTCAGATCTTTCTTGGAAGGGCGTGAAGATGGGGATTCAAAAAGCAACTGAATGGGGTGTCGGCAAGGCATGGAATCTTACAAAATGGACGGCTGATAAAGCAACGGCTCCATTTAGATGGGCTGGCGGTCATGTATGGGATGGTCTTAAATGGGCTGGTAGAGGAATTAAAGATGTTGCTAAAGAACCCGCTACTAAATTTTTGGGATGGGCGGCCGATAAGATTGGATATGATGGCATAAAAGAGTCCTTTAAAAATAGATTAGGCAGCATGGGAACTGGCATAAAGGATGCATATACCGGAGCAAAAACAGGGTTAGGTAAGACTGCATCAATAATAACCGGGGAGATTCAGAATCGATATTGGAATGCTAAAGATACAATCAAGGGTGCTTTAAATCGAGGTAAAGACTATTTATTTAATAGTCGAGGCGCAAACGCCATGAAAATTTTGACCGGGGAGATTCAGAATCGATATTGGAATGCTAAAGATATACTCAAAAATTACGGCACAAAAGTCAAAGACAATTATAACACTTTTAAAAATATGCTTGGTAGCACCGAAATCGGAAATACTTTAATCAATACCAAAGATAAAATTATCGGGAAAGTTGGGCAAGCTTGGAATGGTGTCAAAGGTTTTAAAAATGCGGCAGTCGGTAAAGTTGGGCAAGCTTGGGATGGTGTCACCGGAGCTTTTAAAACCGGTAAAGATTTCTTACTTAATAATCGATTTGTAAACGCTATGGGAAGCACCAAAGATGCAATAGTCAATAGCAAAGCCGGAAAAGTAGTGGCAGAGAAGTCGGGGCAATTCTTTAATTGGATGGGGAATACCAGAATTGGCCAAGGATTAACTAAGAGTCGCGCGCTTTTACAAGCTGGTGGTGCTAAAGGTATGGCAAAAACGCTTCTAAAATCCATACCCACTATTGGTATGTTATTCGCGTTACCTGAAATTTATGAACACGCTGGTAGAACCAAAGAGAATTGGAAAAAGTGGCGAGAAGGTAAAGGTAGTATTAATGATGTAATTCACGACGCAGCTAGAAGCGGTAGCATGCTTCTGGGTGGATTAACATTGGGAGGAACTGGAGTCAGTCTTGGTAATATGGCCACGGATGTTGCACATTATGGACTTAAGGGAGTTTCAAATGATGCTCAAATTTGGGCCGATGGTGATATTGAAGGTGACAACGAAGCTTATTTAAATTCTGAAGTGGTCACTATGAGTGATACCAAACGAATGACCATACTTTTCGGTATTAACCCCAGAGATCTCTATGGTTTCCCTAAAGGAAAGCTAGCCGAACTTAGAGCCGTTTTCAGACAGATCATGAGATTCCCGGTGAAAGAGAGAGCCGCCGAGCTTGCTAAGGTCATCAATAAAGTAAGAGATTTCGTTGCTAATAATAAGCGAGGCTCCACTCAAAAGCTACCCAATGATAAAGAAGTATCTCCAACAGTCGTAAGTCAGGTTAAAGAAAAAGCCTCCGGATTATGGGATACACTAACATCTGGATCATTAACTTTAAGCTCTATATTCGGTTCATCCGCTTCGAATACAAAGCCTTCAATTCAATCTTTACCAGTTGCCCCGATTTCAGCTCCCTCTCCAGCTACCAAATTAACGGTTACTAAACCATCAGTTGGTCCTTATGACTCAGAGGGTAGATTTAAAGAAGGTGATCAAAACAACTTCTTGTTGACTTTATTGCCTCATGCTCAAAGAGTTTCGCAGATGACTGGTGTTCCAGTTGAAGCCATTCTAACTCACGCGGTTCACGAAACTGGATGGGGTAAAAAGACAGCAGGAGCCTTTAATTACTTTGGTATGAAAGCTCATGGTAAACGCTGGAAAGGTAAAACTAGAAAAGTCAATACATGGGAAGAATACGGCGGCAAGAAGCATAATATCATTGATGAATTTAGAGCCTATGATTCCGTTGGTCAAGGTCTTGATGGATATCAAGATTTCCTAAAAACTAATCCAAGATATAAACAAGCTCTTAAAGCTCAAAGTACATATGAATATTTCAATGAATTAAAGAAAGCTGGCTATGCAACCGATTCAAAATACGTAGATAAAACCGTCGGACTTTCTAATAGTGTTGTTGATCGCTTAGAAAAGCTGAAGCAAAAGGGTTTGATTATAGCCGAGGAAAATGTTTCAAAGGAAACAATTGATAAAGCTAAAGAAATCAAAGATACAATAGTTCAAAAGACTAATGAACTTCAAGTTAAAGCCGGTAGTCTTGCTGGTAGTTTGCCAAGTGTTGATAATATTTTAGATATGGCTAATAAAGGCTTTAATGAAGCCAAAGTGTATATGGATTCACCCGAATTCAAGAAAAACTATGATGATATCAAATCCAAGATGACCGTCGAGAATATCAAAAATGAGGCAGTTATTCAAGCTGAAAATATCAAAACTAAAGCAAGTGATCTTATGGCTAAAATTCCTAGTGCAGATAACATCATTGGTATGGCCAATAAGAGCTTAGAAGATTTAAATAATTGGTATAACACATCAAGCTATAAACAAGATATTGATAACCTTACTAAGAACTTTAGTTTTGAAAAAATTAAGGCTGGTGCGACAACCCAATTAAATAACATCAAAGGTAATCTAATTGGACTATATCAAAGTTTACCAAATACTGAACAAGTTATAGCCAATGTTAATGCGGCTCTTAGAAGCATGGGGTATACCGATGATCAAATTGCTGCTATAAAACTTAAAGCTACAAACTTTGGTGAAGGTGCTATTAGTGGTTATACATCGGCAAAAGATATGGTTACTAAAAAGATGCAAGAATATCAAGCAGCTTTTGATGGTCAATCTAATAGTGTTGATCCTAAGAGTATGACACCTGGTGTTGAACGTCTAATCGGTAAATCATATATGTCATATGATCCGGGTGCTTATAATTCTAACCTGATGTCATATGTTAATGACAAGAAGGAACAAGCTAAAAAGATAGTCAAAGATCAATATGCTAATATATCCAATATTGCGAACGCTGGTGTTGAAGCCTTAAATCTAGAACACGGAGTTCGGGTTGAAGAGTTAGGAACAAAGATTTATGAAGTTGTTAGCAAGATTGGTAAAGTCGTTGAAGAGTATGAAAAAGACAAGAAGGGTCCATCCGAACAACCAATCATAAATGTTCAAGGTGGAAATACTAAGGTATCGGTTATTTCAACCCATGCCGGTAATACATTATCTAGCACACTCATAAATGGTGGTGCTGGCGGACTTGGTGGTGGTTCATTCTCGCCGGGTTCATCTTTAAAGTGAGGTCAATATGCCATACGAAATAGGTTTACCATTAAAGAATACTAAAAACGGATACAACCCCGCTGATGGCCTCGCTTATATGGATGTTAAAAATAATTATCTTAAGATAACATTAACTCCGGTCTTGCCTGATATTCAATCATTACAATCAATGGCTAATGCCGCTATTGGTGTTGCTTCGTTTAATGATGCAAAGCAAGATTTTCAAACGAGAATGCGAAAACTTTTACCAATCGGTTGCAATGCCAAGGAAGCACCTTTAATATTACACGTCCTAAGTGAAGGCCCATACACGGAGACATTTACAAATACTCTACAAAACGTTACCTTATTAGGTATGGCCGCGGAAGCTATGATGAATAGTAACATGTTTAAAATGGCCGTTGCGGCAAGATCATCTGGTATAAACATACCTGCTATAATGAGTGACATAGGTAGAAATATTTTAGGTGTTGATAATGAAACAATGGGGGATCTTGAAGCAAACCATCTAAGCAAACTAAAAGACCTAAATAATAATCAACAGATTCAAAAGGAAATTGCCAACACGCTTAAGAACAAGGGTCATGAAAGTTTGGGTAATGTATTTGGTACATTATTAAATATGGCCGGTGATATGGCTCTAGGTAAAAAACCGATATTCCCTCAGGTCTGGTGGGATTCAGCATTCTCAGCTGGATATAATTTCTCGGTTCGATTGTATAACCCCAATCCAGCCAATAAAGAATATCACAAAGCTAAAATTATAGAACCTCTTGCCGCGCTTCTGGCTTGTGTATTACCCCACGGTGATGGTGGTAATACATATGAAAGCCCTTTGTATTTTGATATTGCTTGCCCTGGTTTATTTAAATTACCAAAAGTTATGATAACCAATATGAGTGTAGTCAAGGGCGGGGATGATAACGCGATAGCTTTTAATCATAGACCTGGAGTGATTGATATCAGATTCTCTATCACACCGATATACGATAAGAGATTGATTGTTGATGCGTTTGAAACACCATATAATCAAAGGCAAGACATGGAAGAGATGATGAAAACTAGAGAAGACTCGGGTGAGACAACTCAATCACCACAGTCTACCAATCTACCAAGTAATCCTAATAATTCAACTGATACATTTAAAATTACTGATGCTATTGGCCGAGTCACTAAATTAACTCAAGATATTCATAAGCTATATACTGGGACCTTTGGTGATTATAGATCTCCGGAGGAGGTTGCAAATAACACGAAACCGGAGAAGACTAAAACCAAAATTGATTTTAAAATATTCAATAACCCTTTAATATGAAAACACTTCTTTAATATCTCTTTTTTCCAAAACGAACATCTTATAAAATCTAAGCTTACACTCTGGGCATCTTCTTAATAATTCAACCAAGGCCGCTTTCTTATCTATCTTATGATTTCGATATTCTTCACCCATTGATGTTTAATAAAATAATAAATATAGAGGTTATTCATGAAATTAAAAACGGTTGGCAATAGACTGGCGTTAATTGGTGGCAAATTAGGTATAGATACAAGAACCCTGTTATCAATAACAGCCACAACATCAAAATTATCATATGAATTGATGGAAAATTTTGACATGAATTCTTTGACTGTTAAAGCGCAATATGATGATTTAAGGCCACCCGAGATAGTCCCCATTGAAGAAGTGACAGTGGACGGTTTTGATAGCAGCGTTGTTGTAACATCTCAAACACTGACAATTACTTTTGGTGGTAAAACCGCTAGCATTGATATAGCAATAAGAAATACTTATATATTTGATGAGCTAACCCAAACAATAACTGGTTGTAACACATATGGTTCAACAGTTATGAATATACCAAGTCAAATAAGAGGCTATGATGTTCTGAATATCGGATGCAATGCTTTTAAGAATAAGTCTTTAACCGCCATCACAATACCAAATACCGTATTGACAATAGCCGAGTCAGCATTTGAGACAAATAACATAACCGAATTAACAATCCCCTCTAGTGTGATTAGCATTGGAAATCGCGCATTCAGATCAAATAAGTTAACGAATATTTCGATACCATCTAGCGTCACAACTTTTGGGTCTGAAATTTTTAGATGGAACAACTTGACTACGTTTGAGATACCCGTTACTATGACGGGTATTCCTAATAGCATTTTTGCGGAGAATAAGTTTACGGAAATTACGATACCGGACTGGGTTACTTATATAGGACCATCTGCTTTTGCAGCATCTCCGGTTTTGACAAGTGTTACACTGCCTGAATCCGTCCGAACTTTAGATAATAATTCTTTTGCCGACTGTCCTCTATTAACCAATATCAAAATAGGCACAAATGTGAACATGATATCATCGGATAGCAATTGGAGCACGCTCTGGCCTTTTGGGCCCGCATTCCACACTTGCTACAACACAGACAATTTAAAACATGGTGGTGAATATGTGCTAGACGGTACGTGGTCTAGAGTAATTCCCCCGTTTACCGGAAATTATGCAGACTATTTAGTGTTTAATGAATCGACACAAACAATCGTTTCTTATGATACAGACGGTCCAAGAAATTTGGTGATACCAGATCAAATTAACGGAATAGATGTTTTACATCTTGGGGCAAATTCTTTAAGATCTCCAAGCGCGGCATATAAATTAACCAGCGTGACATTGCCAAGCACGCTACTAACAATTAAGGATTATGCTTTATATGACAATTTATTGACGAACATCACCGTTCCAAATAGAGTCACTGCAATAGGAATACAATCCTTTGCACACAACCAATTAATATCCGTCGTGTTACCACCCAGTGTGACTTTTGTGAACAATTCAGCCTTTTATAATAATGCCATTACATCAATAGAAATAGGGGACAATGTATACCTGAATGCGGCCGATAGCAATTGGAATACAAGTTACCCGTTTGGGCCCGCGTTTCATACTAGATATAATTCTTATACATTAAAGTCCGGCGGTCTTTATTTATTTAATACCCCCGAATATCCTAATGCATGGGTTCGAGTCGGTCATGAAAATGAAAGCTTCTATGTCATAAATTCTGACACCAATACAATCACTGGATATGATATTTTGGGTGGCACCAATGCCGTGATACCAAGTTCAGTTGCTGGCAGAAGCGTATCAATTATAGGTACAAGTGCTATGGGTGCTTTAAATCCGAAACTAACAACATTGGTACTGCCCGATACGGTTCATACGCTAGGCAGTTCAGCTTTCTATAACAATCTTATTACTAGTGTAGTCATGCCAGAATCGGTTCGAAATGTGTTATCCAACGCATTAGGTTTAAATCCGGTGACTCATATAGAAATCGGTTCGAATGTCGCAATTAATGCCACAGTTGGGAGCATGGGCTTATATCATACGGAGTTTATAAACGCATATACGGCCAATAGTCAAGCTGGTGGGGTTTATGAATACTCCGAAGGTGTATTTACAAAAATTAGCTAGACCGATTTATCAACTTAGCAAAAGTCTCAACATCTATCTCTTCAACTCGCCATTTGCCGTTTTTGCTCTTTGTTGTACCATGATAGATTTTACCTTTTGCACAGACCATTACGTGAAAAAATGGATGAAACATGACTAGAATTTTTCCGCCATGTTTCATCCATAATTTTATAGCATATAAAATACACATTTCTAACTCCTGAGTATTGGCCGGCCTTAACTTAAATGCTTAAATTCTTGTATGAAAATTTTGGAGCTTGATAATGATTCAATTGAAATAGCTTATGCACTATCCTTGCTTCATGTATTGCATCATCTAATCCTCGATGCTTTTCTCTATATGGTTCATCAGGAAAGAAATAATTCCATGCTTCTTCAACGGTTGGCCATTTAGCTTTACCTAGTTTACCTTTTAAATTACAAACAGGTGTGGCTATTTTCATGGGACATTCTGCTTCTTCAATACTAAAGCCCCTAGACTTCATGAATCTCATATCGAATGCTTTATTGTATGCAGTAAATGGATAAGTATCAAAATAATTTTGTAACTTAACTTTATCCAATGGTTGAGCATTCATTACATCTTCAAACTTTAAATCGGAGTTCTTGAAAATCCATGCATCTTTGAATGAATGATTAAAATGATCCTCTTTGACCAAGACATCATATATTGGATTGATGAACCCGGTTTCTAAACTCAAGATTGCAATACCTATTTCAATGATACAATCTTTCTCAGTTGCAAACCCTGTAGTTTCAATATCCAATATACCCAATTCCATATTTACGTCCTTTAAATAAATTTTTCGATGCACACAAAGGGACTCGAACCCTTGTCCACGATTTTAGAGATCGCTGCTCAACCAACTGAGCTATGTGTGCGAAAGGGGAGAATTACTTCTCCCCCAATATATCACATCAACTTAAGATCTGGAAACTTGGATATTAAACTTTCACTTAGAACTGCTATGGCGGTCATCTCATTGAATAAATCTGGTTCTTCAAATTTAGATACAACTTCATTCTTTGATTTAAGAGTTTCATAAACTTCTTCAAGATTATTTTTACTCTTTACATTCAAGTAAACTAACGTACCATTGTTCCAAGTAGTTTGATTATCCAATAGTAACTGAGCTAAGGCGTGTCCCCCTTGAACCGCTTGTTGCGATTTAGAAAGATCTTTTCTAATGATTACATATATGGCTTTGTCTTTAGGCATTGATCACCACCATAGTCTTCTGAGTATCTTCATACATCTTTTTGAGTATGTTAGTGATATATGTTTCGTTCGGGGGGTTATCAGTTTTTGGTTCGATAAGAGATCTAGGAGTCCCTCTGAATTCACAATAAGCAATGTGAAAATGTCTAGCTTCTTCGCTCCAAGAGCAAGCTAATTTAGTATTAGCTTCATTAACTAGATCAACATCATAAGGACTTAGATTTTGATTTTCGGGTAATTTTCTTAGCTGTTTTGCAATCTTAATTAGAACACTTAATTTTTTCAGGTATGCTTTAATACTTTTAACAGTGTAAATTTCAAGTTTCATTTTTTCTTTCTCCTTAATATTTCAAACATCAGAATGTTGAAGTTTAGAAAAATATTAAAGAGATTATGGCGGGCCAGTCTAGAGCATAATATTGCCTCCTTTTTAATCAATTAAAACTCTTATGCTTTGTTTTATCTCATATGGAGAAATATAAAAATAACCAACTTTATAATCAGCATATGAAACGGTTCTTAATTGTTCATAGATTTTATTCTTACCGTTGCTGGTGAGCCAGATATATTTGCCTTTGAAATCACCATTCAATCTAAATTCTTGACCTTCTTGAATTCTTAAGACTCTTCTAGCAATATCTTCTGGCGCTATTTCCATGAATGCCCCATAATCACCAATAACAATTCTTTCAAAAGACTTAGCAATCATTGTGTTATCCAAATCTAAAACTGGATACTCATTGAAAAGTCTACATGGTATATTATCACTAAAAAAATCTCGAACTTCTTTACTTTTCTCTTTGGGTAATTTTTTATAACCGTATGCATCAACTAACTTTTGAATATAAGCATTCATGTAGGCATTAAATTGATCACTCATATATCAGATGCCTGTCTGGTCTTCTTATAGTCTTGTGACCGTTCATTCACATCGATCCAACTTTTGGATATATCCGATACACCAATCACCACCCAGCCATCTTCAAAAAAGTTACCTTCTTCGAAAGCTAACCGTTTATCTTTTATTGCAAATTCTTCTGGTATCCAGGCTGTTAAAGTCCTAACTCCATTTTGAAGTTTACATTGTCTCATTGTTATTCGTTTCACATTTTTTACCTTTATCGAATACAAAATTGGGAGGATTAAAATGCATAAACTTAGACGATTATACAATTTTGATAACTACATATTTTTCTACTTAGAAACTTTGCCGGTACGAGAGTTAGAGTATGACACCAACTTTGAATATTTAGATCTTCTAACTCGAGATGGATGGTGATGCACACCAACCCCATCAACTAGTCTAATTAAAAATTGAGGTCGCGAACACTCTTTTAATTAAACGAATGCGATTCATAGTCTCATTCTTGTCTTGAATGGGGTCAGCGATTGCGAGATATGGGACTCGAACCCACAGCCTTCACCTTGGAAGGGTGACACTCTGCCAATTGAGTTAATCTCGCTTAACATATGCTGCTATCCGGACTTGAACCGGAACGAGGTTGCCCTCACTAGGGTTTGAGCCTAGCGCGTCTGCCGATTTCACCATAGCAGCGATTTTGGGTCGAACCTTGGGAGCCCTCAGATCTTGCAATTACACTCCCAGGGACTTATCTACGATTGTATTGTAGACTCAGCAAGTATTTAAGCTAGTCGTTACCCATGCAAACAAGGGCCCCGGAGGAAATCGAATCCTCAACCATCTGAACCACAATCAGATGCTCTGCCATTGAGCTACGGAGCCAAGTGGGCCCACTCGGACTCGAACCGAGGACTTACTCCTTATGAGGGAGTTTCTCTACCAACTGAGATATGGGCCCATTAGAATCTTTATTTATTATTCTAATGTATGTTTCATGATAGGCCCCCATCTAACATTGGGATTGGTTGTTGTAAGTAAAGCTATATAAAATTCTTTATTTGGATCCCAATTTTCGGGGGGTTGATGCATAATTTGACATGGTATATCTTTCACTATTTGACTTATTTCAAGTATATGGTGTGTGTTCCTACCACAAGCCTTCAATTTTATTCTACTACCTAATAAACTATTCGTTTCAAGAATTAATTTTAATAAAGTGTCTTTCGGCATATTTACAATTTCTTCATCCGAATACATCTTTTTCCACCTCACACCAAATTTTAATATACAAGAAAGCCGGATATCGGAGTCGAACCGATGACCTACGAATTACAAATACGTTGCTCTACCACTGAGCTAATCCGGCGTTTGGCTTATCGGAACCCACCATAAACCATGCTCACCCTGCCCTTACCACTCATGAGTGTAAGTGAGATTCCCTGCAGTCTTAAATCTTCTGATATGAATTTCTAAGACGACTTCCACTCTTTACAAAGCTTGCGCAAGTACCTTTGGTGTTGAATCCTTAGAAATACAAGAGTAGTAGAATATTTCTTCAGACAATCTGGGTGACAGGACTTGAACCTGCGAGACCTCTTGCGCCCAAGGCAAGCGCTCTACCATCTGAGCTACACCCAGTCGCGAGACCCTTTCGGATCTCGGAGCTTCAACTTCGGATAAGGCCTAGACGATTAAGACGTCATCACGCTAGGGGTTTCCTACTAAGAAACTCGGGCCAATGGGAAAGGTAGGATTCGAACCTACACGGATGCTACACAGCTAATGACCACTCACTGTTTTACATTTAGGATACTTTCACTTTGATACTTCTGAACGATTATGCACGTTCTGGTTTGATTGAGGGGATCAGGCCCAATCTTTCATATCTCCGTTTATGTTCCTTACCATCCATCTAACAACGGATGAGTCTGCCAATTTCTCCACAGTTCCCAGCAGGGGTGGAAGGATTCGAACCTACGAATGTCAGCTCCAAAGGCTGATGTCTTACCACTTGACGACACCCCTATATAAATCAACAGACGTATCAGGACTTGAACCTGAAACCCTCAGTTTAGAAGACTGATGCTCTATCCCTTGAGCTATACGTCTATATCAACGGAAAGTGAAGGATTCGAACCTTCGGACCTTTCGGCCACAGGTTTAGCAAACCTGCGCAATAGACCACTCTGCCAACTTTCCTAATGGTGGGGAGGACACCAATACTCTCCCGTGAAGAACTGCACTCGACACAATGGGACTGCCGGGACTTGAACCCGGACACCTTTCGGCACAGGAACCTAAATCCTGCGTGTCTGCCAATTTCACCACAATCCCATAAAAGCCCAACCTCTGACATCCTAGAAAGGATTAAAAAAGAATGTCATGCGCTGAGGTTGAGCCCGGTGGAGGCGGCGGGAATCGAACCCGCGTCCAAACCAAAATCCAATTACCCATCTACAACCATGTTTTCTTAATTAACTTAAAGTCATCTGGATAAGAAACGAAAACCTAATGACTCGCAACCCCAGTAAGTTTCAATATCATTTACAGAGATAATCTCAATGATACCTATCTGCTGTTATGTTGCACCCTAATGAATCGACGCAGACACTACTCATTAAGATGGCTACCGCGGCTGATTAAGCGGCGATTGCGTTGTAAGATTCTTCGTTGGCGTTTAAGCCTGATCGAATTTTAACGAGGCCTTTCGATCAACCTCGGGTTGCAAAATAACTATCTCTTGGCCTGTCGAAACCAGGTCGCCCCCGGTTTTAATGTTTGAGAATCCATAGGAGCATATGAACCCCAAACTCTATAATTTAGCCAACAAGGTAAACTCCGATACCTTGTATCCAGTTAAATATATTAAAGAAAATACATTTAACCAAAGAAATGATTAGTGCAGGACTTGAACCTACAACCTTCACAAACGACCATCACTTCAACAAGAAGGATGTATCAGCGCGATGCTCTACCATTGAGCTAACTAATCTGCCTTGCTTTTAGGTGACCAATTACCAAGGAATGCAGGCTAACCTGGTCAACGGGACATCTAGGATTTGAACCTAGGACCTAGCGGTTAACAGCCGCTCGCTCCGCCACTGAGCTAATGTCCCTTATATGAGTTTTTGTCATTCTCTCTTTGGGTTATCTCATTGACCAAAGATCAGTTCAAACGGCTTCCGTCATAATTTATATGACTCGAGACCACGATGGTGAATAATGGATTTGAACCACTGACGCCGAGCTCTTCAGGCTCGCGCTCTACCAACTGAGCTAATTCACCATGGAGGCTTGTTGATGTCAAACTTCACCATAACGCCAGAATTGGGCGTCTATACAAGCCATGTTATTGGTGTCAATATTTATACCGACCTTTGCTCTTATCTCCCGGAACGGTCACGCGGGCGACCAATAACATTTGATGACGACTATCTTCTTTGTGGAAATCTATGCGTTTGATCCACTGGTTATGACCTGATAGTTAGGGCTGCTTCCGCTATCCATATTTTCATATGTGTTGCACTTTTGCCAGCATCATCGTTTTGTTGTTTCTTCTGTATCGACTATGTCTGAAACGAATCAACAACTCAATGGCAAATGATGGATTCGAACCACCGACCTTCAGCTGCTTAAAACATTCTTGAACCTTGCTGCAGCAAGATGTTTTACATTACCGAATACTCTACCAACTGAGTTAATCTGCCAATCGATAATGATGTCCCCTATGGGCGGAGGAACGTTTAAGGCATATCCGCCATGATTTTGCCTCATTATCTTACATTGCCAAAAGCGGGACTTGAACCCGCATGGGTTTTACCCCAGCGGATTTTAAGTCCGCCGCGTATGCCATTTCGCCATTCTGGCTTGCATTCAATTAGAACTTTTATATTTCTTCAACGTATTTTATTATAGGACCTTTAGTTTCATTATTCTTGGCGATGGTAACATTTTCAAAATATCTAAAGCCTCAGGGAATACATGACTACTGACTTTATCACCATTCACAATCTGATAACAACCATCATCAATGATAATATGACTGTAACCATCATTGAAAGTTCTGATAGCTTTAGTTTCAAATTCAGTTCCATCATCTCTTTTAACTTTAATACTTGGGTAGCACATTAACAATCCTTTCAAATTATCATTGCATAATTTGTAAACGAAGACAATCCTCTGATTCTAATAGAGTCATATATGCTTAAAGCAATAACCCCGCCGAGACCTTGTATCATCTTATGTTTAAATGAATCAGATTTGCTTTCATAGATATTTTTTAATTCATCATCTGAAAGTATAATTTGAATTAACCAAGACCTGATTTCATATTTCGTTCTGATGGATACTAAACTTTTGATTATATTCAACCACTCAAATGGTGTTTCACTATTCTGTAAATATTTGAATCTACCATCCATGAACATAACATTGATTATATTACTAACGGTGTCATAATTATCAGTGTTTCTATAGGTTACTTCATACATCTTTTTAAGAATATCTATAGAAACTTCACTCATCTTTAAAACTAGATCATAATGATTATCGGGTATGAATACCAATCGTTGAGCATTAGAATTAACTACTTGATTGATGTTATGTTCTATAGTATCCATGTCATCTTTAATTTCAGTTTTAGCTTGCATCAAATCATAGTAGTGTCTAGCATAAGCTTTGAAACTTTGTGATAGTCTACTTCTCAAAATGATGATAAGTTTACCAATCTCTTTTGGCTTCTCTAGAGTGACATACTTATAATAGTTTTCAATGACTCTAGAATATAGATATGCCATACCTAGAGCGATGTTAGAATTCTTAATAGCATTCTTTATCTTTGCGTTTAAATTGTAAGCATTAATGAAAGCAGAGGCCATTTGAATTACTCTCTTGTTCTTACCAGAGAATAGAGATTTATCTGATAGAGTTTCAATTGCCATTATAGCTTTAGCCTTATCACAAAACTTGCTCATATGTTTCACTGATAAAGATGTATAATATTTCATTAACAATAAGAAGCCGGACATGAAAGATATATCCAAATCTAGATTATCTTTATTCTTCTTAGAAGTAAAGTGTATTGATGTTAACAGTAGGAACCATACCACTGGATCGCGAAACAACTTGAATGGTTGAACCTTTTGTATATAATTATCCCTAATATACTTATTTACATCGAAACCATTTTTAGAGGTTATTTCTCGAAATAAAGAGGTTTCTATATTTGTCTTAAAAAGAGATGCAATCGGCGGGTTATAACATGGATCTAGCAAAGATGAACTAGATAAGTTCAAGATCTTAAATAGACTAATGTATATTGAATCTTTATATTCTTCAAAGATATCTGCTAAATTCATATTCACTCCATATAGTGTGAAAAATGCCCCAGGGCTATAAAACCCCGGGGCTAATAAAAGAGGATTCACTCAAGTCATTAAGGCTTAATTATACCACCGGCAGTCCTTTGCATGCCACCACCCAAAGCCCCTAAAGAAAGCATGAAGGTCTGTACGATATTTTTTTGTAACAGCTCATTCTTCTTATCAAGAATCAAGTTCTTAGCTGAATGCAAGAAGTAAACATATTCAGACATTGACCCAAGATTATGAATATAGATGGTACAGTTTTTATTTTCTTCAAATACCACCACGACCTTCTGATGATATTCTGACTTATTCTTGGTTTCTTCATTAGGAAACAAGAAGTTATGATCGAAAGGCAATTCAGTTAACTTTTCCATGATATTCACGGTTGAAGTTTTTGAAGAATCAATCAAGAAGTCAATAAGATCAAGAGATGGTGTAATACCAATACCAGGTGACCTATTTTCATATGCAATGTTTGGAGTCACGATATCCATCAACGGTGTGATCCCAACACGATAGTTAGCAAACCTGGTATCAAAAATTCTATCAATAGCAATAGCTTTACAAAGAAACGGATTGATTACGTTTTCATTATAGAGGGCATTGTTAATGGAATCGAATGGCTGATAGGGTTTAGGTGCCTGAATATTTTCTTGTTCCGACATGGGTAATTCTCCTTATGAAAGTGTTTTTTATTCTTATTGATTTAGTTTAAAAATAGAAGTACCAGAGAAATACTAATTCTCTCTGAGGGTGTTTTCTGATGGTAGAAAATGTAACTCTAGCAAATGCTTCCATCTGAGTAGCCAATGTTGGATTATTTGAATTAGACATCCAGATGACTGCTTCATTGATATCATTAGTATTACCTTCAGCATATAGCAAAGTAGTAGTAACTTGAGCAATGAGCCATCTGTTATCATTTTCGTCATCTTGAATAAAAGTAACCGAGGTATCAAATGGTTTCTTTCTACCACTTACATAGTTACTATTACCAGCATCAATAACGATTTCATTATATGGAGCTAAATCTTCTGATTTAGGAGCAATCGGATCTAGAGGATGAACAGCATCAGCACCACCAGTACCTACAGATAACCATCTAATCTTAAGATCTTTCTGTCCACTACCAGCATTTCTATTCTGGTCAAAAAGAATCTGAGGAATGATTTCTCTACCGTTCCAAAGGATCAGATTGTTCTTACCAGTTCCACCGAAGTCGCATGGTTGATCTTTGATTAGACACTCACCAGTGGCCTTATCAATGATTGATACAAAGCCTTTTCTTGGTTTACCAAAGCTTTGACCATCTGAAGTTTCACATGATAGAACATCATGAAGGTTTTTATTTTCCTTATCAGATACACTGACAATATCTCTAGTCCGCTTAATCATTGAAATGAGCCCCCTATTAAATCCAAGGTAGATTTGTGAAATTAAAAATATTCAACCGCCCCGATGTTCTTTCGGAACTGTAAAATGTGACAACATTATCTTTCCGCAATGAAGTGATGCTAATGCCAACATCTATGATTTCCATATTGGAATCCCTCATAAACGGAAAGATGACACTATTTGTATATCCGTGTTCAGATAGGTCTACTGTAATGTAATACTTATCTCCGTTATATGACCAATCACTTTCAACGAAATCTCTTCCGTAAGTTTTACCTAGATCATTCAAAGGATCTTTACCAAATAACAAGGCTTCAATTTCAATCTTATCATTGGTAATCAATCTAACTTTACCAGTGTTATCTATATTAATTGATATCACAAAGTTAGTTGTTCCTCTTAAGTCTTTGAGATGGGTATAGATATCTTGACCTGGTATACCATGTTCACTAGGTAGAATATCAAGATAGTAATGGCTACCTTCTCTTGTCCATGATTCTTCTGTTATCGTTTTCTTGAAAAGTTTATATCCTTGTTCATGGGATATAATTACCACCGACATCAAAGCTGGGATGTTTGATAATACTGTAACATCCAATGTATCCGGATCAATTGAATAACTAATGTCAACAATATTAAAGTTACTATCTAATGCGAAGACAAGAAGATTAGATGTCTTGTATTTATGAACTGATGAATCAACCACTATTTCAAACTTGTCATCTTTAGGAGTCCAAGCATCTGGCTCATAGTAAACACCAATATCACTAACGATAATCTGAAAACTATCATATGGATTATATCTAGCATGTTTGATTACTTCTTCAATCGTATTGGTCATAACCATATATGATCGAACGCCGCTTCTGAGATCTTGATTGAATGTCATGTGATCATGCGTGTTGATTGTGATATCCATCTTACTAGAATCTTTAAATCTAGTCCATTCAACAAAGAAATTTCTAATGCTCATCTTAAAACTATCTTTGATATCTTGATACTTGTCAATAAGCTTTTCTCTTGGCGATAGTCCATCCATCAATCTAGTAAATATAGTATGACCAATGAACTTATCAGATGGATTCTTGAGCTTATTAAAAAAGATACGATCATAGAAATCAATCTGCATCTTAATGTTTGCTTGATCTTTATAGCAAATACAATAGTCTACAAACAGATTTTTAAGCATGAACTTTAATTCTTCTTTAGCGGCCATACAATCACCAGGTATATCTTTCAATAAGATATAAGACTTGATGTCAATTAACCTCGTTTGATATGGCTTAAAGAAATTGAATACTTCTTCAATGGTATCCTTCTGATCTTGAACTGGATCATATAACATGAATAGACTACTAAAAGATGTCAAACCTAAATCATGTCTAACATAGAAGTCAATAATCTTTAGCATATCTACAAGTAGATCATATGCAGTACCATTTAATACTGATGCTATGCATAATGCTTTAAGTTGAGGATTAACTTCTTCTAATAAGATGGCTGATTCCGGGTGAGTCCAAGTCAACATCTGATTGGTAGTAGACCAATCACTAGCAATAGATTTCATATAGGAGTCTTTGGTATCTCTATCAAATGTTCTTTTATGAACTTTATTGTATTCGGTTACATACTGAATCTGAGAATACAAGACACCTTCTGGACCATTATACTTTGGCACTAGAGACATATTTCTTAGTTGACCAGATATGATTTTTAAAGCAGGGTTCTCAGTCACAGCTGAGAATAGTGTGATTTTACCATTAAAGGGAACATCAGTTTCTATGGTGATATTGCTGGAAGTATTCTGTCTGTAGAGACTTAATCTTTGATCAGTGTTATCAATTGTAACCATTAGCTTACCATTCAAAGCTGAATCCAATGAGAAAATTAAATCCGGATTTATATCTTGCAAGAATGTCTTTTCATATCTATGATTAGTATCATTCCATACATAAGTGCAAAGATTGGTATCACCAAACAAGCCTATATTCAAGAACTTACCGTCATTTGATAATGAACACGATGAAAGGTTAACTAAGAAATTAACATTATAACGATTATCTTTAATATACTTAGTTCCATCCCATGAATACGTATATAGCTTATCACCATCATTGGTTGCGATAGCCAACTTATTACCATCAGCTGAAATGGATATATCAACAACTAAACCTTGAGGAGCATCTCCAGTATTGATAAATGTACCAAGTTGATATCTGCCAAGAGAATCACTCCAAAGATACGTGTTAATCTTATTGGCTGAATCATCACATATAACAAGTTTACTACCATCAGATGTCATTGCTATTTTCTTTGGACTGCCTGTTATCATTTCCATATAGGAGATATCATCAGTCTTGATATATTGATCAGCTTCATTCATCCATTTATAAGTAGCAACTTTAAGATTACTATCATAAACTATAGTAATTCTGCTACCATCATAACTCATAGCAATATCAATAGGCAGTGATGCAGGAACATCACCAAGATCCAAGTCTGCTGTTTTACTATATCTAAGAAGATATGTATCCCATCTATAAGTAGTCATGAATTGACCACCATTATGTATAACGGCTAAGAAATTACCATCATCAGATATTGCTAAATCAATAGGTACACCTGGTGGATTAACATTCTGATAAGTATTACGATAAAACTTATTCTTATCATTTCTCCAACGATATGTAGTTAGATACTGACCACCATTATGAATGACTGCTATCTTACTTGCATCTTCTGAAACTTTAATTGCTATCGGAGGATGTTCGATATCAATATCATATTCAAGTTTCTTTTCATACTTATAGTTAACATCTGAATCCTTGACTGTGACATCTAAGAGATTACCAAAGTTATCATAAGCTTGAGCTATGACATCTCCGATGAAGTTATGTTCGTTAGATGAAATGAAGTAAGTCTGTTTGCTACCATTCCATACAGCATCAGTCGTTAAAACATTCTTATTGAAAAAGTTATTATAACTATCAGGTGTTAGTTGACCTATAATATTAACTCTACCGGAAAATGGTTGAGTCGTAGTGATAGTCATCATATCATTAACTGGATTTAGATTGAAGCTATAATCAAAACGATATCTATTTTCATTGTCTCTTAAGAAGACTAAGAATTTACCAATCTGAAAATCATATAGATGAGGTGTGAATGTTAGAGCATAATTCTGTCCAACTTGAACCCAGTTAGATTCTTCGAAGTCTAGCTTATATATATTCGAAGGTGTATAATTCTGATCTTCGCCTACAATAAACATCTCGCCATCAATAACTTCTTCGGTATAGAAGGTAACAGTTAATTTAACTGGATCTATTGTATATGGAACAAGTTTTAAAGTTCCGTTTGAATCTTTGATATAAGCAAATAGATCAGTCTCACTGAATTGATGTATGGATGGCCACACGGAGTATCTTGATGGGTTGCTATTAGTCAAATCGATAACTGAACCTCTAGCATATTGATCACTAGTCCTACCATACATTTCATTGTAGATAAAACCAGTTGCTAGATATAATTCAAGTAGAGATACATTCTTATATAATGCAGTAAAGTAATACTTCTGACTTTCTTCCAAAGATGTTGGGTCTGTTCTGAATGCTTCTAATTGATCTGAAATCAATCTCTGTATCCAGGCCATACCCATCTGCATATTTCTAATCCAGTCATTAGCAGATACTACTCCAACGTATGGAGTCATAGATGGCAAACCAATATCACCTCTAGATTCAGCTTCAACTATTTCATCTTCAGTAAGATACCAATGAGGATCAGATTCAGTTACACCACTAAAAGATTTAGGAGGATTAGCAGCAGTGAAATATCCAGTGAAGTATGACATATCTTCAACTTGAACTGGTGTAAATTGTAACTCACCATCTCCACTACCCCTAGTAAGCCAATATTCAAATATCATAAAATTAGATATATCTAACATTGACATAGCTTGAGATAGAACTAGAGGTGTACCCTTCTTGGCAAACATATCAGATAACTCAGTAGATAAAGTAATCTGATTAGCCTCACTATGTTTATACCATAGATCATAACCAAGTGAATCTAATAGTAAGGGCTTATCAATAAAGTTAATATCAGATGTATTAAGTTCTTCTTTAATGATAGTGTTAAAAGCAGAGTACCAATATACCATAAACTTTCTAAGACGTAAATAGTCATCAGTCATGTATACTGGTTGATCAATGCTCTCGGAAAATAGTGTTTCTACTTTTAACTTGTTCTCAATTAAGAGAGTAGACAAAGTTGTTGGTACTGAATTGATTAGTTTCTTACGAGCCTTATCATCAGCTGCTTGATCATAGTCACGATACCAGTCTATATATCCAAACAGCTTAATAATCGTTTCGTTCATCTTTTCGTTTGACATTATTTATTGTCCCAATAATCCGGTGTATATTCTATAGATGAATCTGATGTTATCTTTCTAGACATAATCTTATTGATGACTCCATATGAATATAGTATTACCATGAGATGGTATGCCGAGTTATCACTTCTATTATATAACATAGGCATCTGATCTATTATGTTTCTATATACACTGAAATCATCGTTCTTATTGTAATGTAGGTAATACATTTCAGCAGTGATTACTTTCATCAATGGAGTCAAGTTTTCAAAGTTATTGTAATACGTTTCCATGAATGCGGGATATGATTTCTCGGTATCACCATAGGTAGCACCACCGAATACGAAGTCTTTAGTTTTCAATAATAGGTTAAGCAACGGTAATTCTAATTCAGGGGCAACTAAAATACTTTCGTAGATATCTTCTACATCCTCTACCACCAACCATAGACCTTTAATATTATAAAAGGTATTAAAGAGATTTTGTAAACGAGTGGGGAGGTATGCAAATTCATCTAATGTAATCATCTTAATATGATGCATGATCTTATTGGGAACTTTAAACAGACCATGAACATTCAATGGTATTCTGATTTCATATGGTGGTTCAGTTGTCATCCATAGACTTTCAGAGAAGTTCAACTTATAGAATAAGTCTTCTTTGAATAGCATGATCTTAATGCTCTTAACTAAGTTAGCTTCAACTCTAATAATCTTCGTATCTGGGTTGATTACTACGTTAACACCTATTGTTGTATTCTTATAATCCTTAACTCGAATGATACAAGTATCAACATCAAGCATATGTTCAGATTGTTCTAATTCAATAAAGAACTTTTCTCCGTCTACTTGCCAATCTTCTTCTAAGTAAGTTTTTGAAAAGAAGTTATTCTGATTGGTATTACTATATAAGCTTAGACGTCCTTTTAAAGCCATAGATGAATTCAAGTTTAAATCGTACTCTCCGGCAACATCAGTATAGAGATCTATTATATTACCTTTGCTATCTCTGATCTCTTCTATGATGTTATCACCAATAAAATTATGCTCTAGTTGAGGGATGGTGATTTTAAAACGTTCACCATCTTCTTGCCATTCTGGTATGTCTCTCACATAGAATTGTGGTAGTTCTTGATCTGATGGCTTACCTATAATAAGCAGCTTACCCGATTTCTTAATGTTTGATGTTAGTACTATATCACCAAACTCATTGTCTACTCTAATACCAGCATCTACTTGTTTACCATCTTCATTTAAAGTCATGACAAATATATCTTCATGACTGAAGTCGTGTACCCAACCTGGTGTCATCACGTTATCTTTATATAGTAGTTTAAATAAAGTAAACGGAGTAAACAGGTCGGGTACAAAATCTTCTTCTTTGAAGTCTTCCCACATGACAAAACCAAATGAACCATCACCAGTGTTAGACATCATGTTAGATATTTCAGGGGTCTCTCGACACCCTTCGTGAAAGAAGTAATTCATATCCAGCAAGGCCATTTGGTTAGTCATATTTCTTGACCCTTTTAATCAGCAAATACATCAACGATCATATTTTTAAATTCTAGGAATTGACCAACCATATTCATATAGGTAGTCAAACTAAAGACCCACGCAACGGTCCCGACTACACCCATAAGTGCGGCTATTGGACCCAAGGTAGCAGCACCAGCAATAGCACCACTAAGTCCTAAGCTAGTAGCTATCCAAGATGTTGCAGCACTCTTGGCAGCATCCTTACTACCGAATACTGACATAACCTTAGAGGCACCACCTAGCTTATTAACTCTAGTCATACACTCCGCTAAGGGTTGAATGACAATCAAGAATGCTTTCTCAACTAATCCTAAGCCCTTCTTTAATAACCACCAAGCAGCATCTTTAAACTTAGAAGCTACTGCATATACCTTATTCTTTAGCCAGTCCCATATCTTACCTTCCATGAGTTCGGCCTTAGATTCCATAAGCATTTTCTTTTGAACCATTGATTGTATTCGTTTAGTACCAGCTATTGCTTTAGTAAATGAATACCAGTATTCAGATAGTGCTTCAAAGAATCTAGTCACCATAGAGAAGATACTCTTAGGTATACACTCCATGACGAAGCTCCATATAGTACTGACAAAGTTAATCCATGTTCTAACATCTAGTGCGGCTACTACAGCTTTCAAAGGTTTGACTATTGAACCATAGGCCCATCTAAATCCCCAACCAGCTATACTACCAAGAGACTTAGTTATTGCATCTTCTGGTGCATTCAATACTGCATAGACTAATGATAAGGCACCAGTATACATCTTAGGAGCCCACTTAACTGACTTCTCGATATCAGCCTTTTGACTAGCGTATATACTCTTAATAGATACAGCACTCTCTTTGACTACCATAGCTGATGCTGCTAATATCTTACCAGTACCTGCTGCTATCTTCTTTATAGTAGACTTCTTCTCTACTGGTTTCTCTTGTGGTTGTTCGCCATCAGTATTAGTATTATCTTGAGTTTCTTCGTTTAATCGTTTCACAGATATCTCCTCGTTTGAGATACTAGTAATTCCCTTACTAGAAAGTCACCCGGACATTTTATGTTATTAGTTTTATCAGCTTTGATTTCATCATGAAACTTGATTATACTAGCCGGGTTACCGCCCATCTTAAGCATCCTTATCATAGGAGCAAGACAACGATAAGCTAATATCTGATAGAATCTAGTTTCTGGAACTTCTACATTTAGATCTGATAATACTATAACGTGTAAGCTATCCTTAAAAGCTGTGTCAATATCATCATGTTGACAATAGGTATTAATAGGTCTGCCAGTGATAACCTCATAGTCGTTACCTAGTCGATCTACTATAAAGTGATAGTTTAGATCTTTTAATGAGTCTCTTGATATGTTGATAGACTTAAGTGCACCCATAGCTGTTTGAGGCCCATCTACTACTAAGGTAGAATCAGAGTGATTTAAACAATTGCTATCATGTATGACTATGAACTTAGGTCTAACTGAAAACCTATTACCTCGAACGAAGTTCTTAGGTAATGGTAAGTTAGCCATCCTAGCAAGATACTTATTGTATATACGATTGATTGACTCCTCGTTCGTATTAATCTGTATCTTCATCTTCTGACTACCTTAACATTAATGTGTTCGATATCAGTATAGATATACTGTGGAACATAACCCTTCAAAGTAGCACTATTAAAGTCTAGTATGTTATAGTCGAATACTATATTAACTTCAGGTATTCTTATTTCGCAATAGTCTACGTAGCTCTTAAGATCTTGTATAGCTTTATACATGATACTTCTTTGTTGTTCAGTTTCAACGCCCATGTAAGGTATCATAGTATACATGAAATGTTTCTTGACTACATTAATGATAGAGCTATCATCTTCAACTACATCTTTAGCATAGACATATATTTCAACTTCATAAGGAATCTTAAAGACTGGATTGATCCATCTATTACCATTGCCAGATAGTGTATACTTTCTACCTTGATTGGTGACTTCAACGATTGAACCAGGTTCTGAATCAAAGAATACCCACGACCCAGTCCATAGAGCAACCCTATTTTGATGATTAGTCCATACACCAGTTGGCTTAGATCCTACGATATACCTATCACCACTAGCAGGACTAACGGGAGGATCATTCAAGATATCTTTTACCTTAGGCATAGTAGGTCTATTATAATCATAGTTACTTGCTATACCATGAGTTTTCAGAAACTTGATATTTAAGCTTGTATTCATCATTCGATAATCAGACAGGTTGGTCGTTGATATGATTGACTGTAAGATGCCTACCTCAAATCTAGTTCTTTCTTCATCTGTCATACCTACATAATAGTCTTTCAAAATACAAGGTATGTCATAGATAGTAGATGTACTAGCACCTGATTGAACTGTTGAATACATATAGCTCTTGAGGTTTCTCTTGATATAGTAGTCATTCTTAACAACTGATATGTTTACACCTAGTGACATGATATGAAATTCAATAGAACATGAATCCGTTATGATGTCATCACTAGGAACCGTAACTGATATAGTTTTAAGAACATCATCTATTACACAATTATATGGACCTTTGATATCTGTTCTAAACTTAAGATAAAGATTTGTAGTGATGTTTGCCATATTGACAACATTATTATAGTTATCATATGTCAAAGTAAAAGTTACATTTTCAAATTCTTCATCACTTTTAAGATTAAGATTCAGATAGCTTAAAGGATAAGTTACTTGGTCATATGTATGAACATCTGGAGTAACATCAGCATTCTTTACCATGTAATAGTAATAAGCGTTTGAAGCACTCTCTTTAACTATCCCGAAAGGACATATGTAATCATAACCATTATCTGTAAAGACTGAATATGGTTTGATTAAGTTAACTGCATTACTAATGCTTTGCGAAATAGAATTAGTAGGCATAGGTATAGTCTGAGTGATAGTTGATTCACTCCTATTAACATCGTCCAATATCTGAGGCTCATAAGTTCGATACTCTTTTGGTAGAGTGACATAGAGAACTATTTCATTAGTCTTGACATCGCTTCTCTTTAAGATGGACTTAACGTGAGCAAATGGAAAGTTTTCAATGATGTCAGTTATATCACCAAAGTCTGGTTCAGATAATACTCTTTGCCTTGCCCTAAACTTAGCTCTTGATTTTCTCTTAGTTTCTTCTAAGGTCTCATCATCTACACCTAAGCTACTAGCTGACACGTTCACTGGATTGATAGTTACTTGAGTTGCCACACCTTGGCTATTCATATAGTATATCCTATCCATCTTCGTGATACTATTAGCTATAACGCTGCCCTTTGATGCCTTAGTAGTATATAGTACTACACGTATCAACGAACCAGGGGTCGGTTGCCTACCAAAGACATCGTTACCAAACATGATCCTAATCTTCTCAGCGGATTCATATTTGAATGCAAATTTCTTTTCACCTAAACCCATGTCAAAGAAGCTTCCTGCTAATCCCCATTGTTCTTCTGGGTCAACATTATTGCTTCTTATGTATAGTTCAATACCAGCTAAGCTATCTTTAAAATTGATAGGAAATGAATAAGGCTGATATGGTTGTAGATCATATGGAACAGTATGATTTTCTTCAGACCTCTCCATCTGTTTAAGAGTGACTGCAGTATAAGCTACATTATTCTGAGTTAAAACTTTTAATGTTTTAACGGTTACTTCATTAATAGCTTTACCACTTAAAGTATTGCTAGCTTTATCATATATGAAAGCAAAACGTTCTTGATCATTAGTATATATGATTTGACCAGCTTTAAAATTTGAGAACATAGGTATCTCAAAGATAGCATTCTCTGTGAAGTCTAAAGGTATCTGTAAGAGAACGCTAGCAATAGCTGGTTTAGCAAATTCTTTAGCATAAGATAGATAGCTAGCCCAGTTATATATGCTACTAGGAAAGTTAGCAGTTACAAGATAGTTCTCTCTTTTAGATAATGATAAAGCAGATGCATTATCAGATGATAATAAGCTTATCATGTTTATCATATAAGTTAAGAAGTTTGTCTTACTTAAATCTACACCTTGTAATTCTTCATACTCTGATATCCTATCAAGAACTTTTTTACGAACGGATTCAGTTGATGATAGTATCAGATTCTTTGGTATTATATTAAGATTGCTAGACATACTCTCTCCTACTTATTCGTGATGAACATGCAAAGATTTGGATCATACTTGAATGGAAAATCTTCGTCTTTATTGAGTGAATCAAATAGTTCAAAGTTATTGTTTAAACTTTGTAGTATTAATTCGCCCATATCATAAGAGAAGATCTTACGAAAATGATTTACGTATATCCATTCACTTGATATGCTTTGAGGGACATCTAAATCATTAACTTTTGATCCGTAGTTATTACAATGTACTTTGTATATCTTTCTCTTGCCAACATGAGATTCACTCTTATTGATGACTATATATAGGGGACTGTTATTCTCTTTAACATTAGCAGTATTATCGAAGATGTGAATGAAATCCATTGGTGTTGGTCTGATACCTACATAGTCTGGTAAGATGAATGTTGTCTCTAGTTCTCTAACAACGCCTTCTTCTTTAGCTTGATAGGTAACTGGAGCATGAGGTTCTATTTGCCACATTGGAACGAATTGAATCTTCTTCCACTTACGGCCAGACTTCTCACCTAGTATATGGTAACTACCAGATTGAACATTAGTTCTATCATCTATGATTGAGTTGTCTATATCAAACTTGTAATATGTACAAAAGTACTTGGGACCTTTGATTGCATAATGGTTGAACAATAAACGTTCATACTCATCTACATAGTTAATATATCTAAATGGTCTTAAGAATGTCATAAGATCACCTTGACCTTAACATCAAAGCTTGAATAGTCTTAATGAATTCAAAATCTAAAACTATGTCTTCTTGAGATGGAGTATACTTCAGATATAATTTGAAATGGATTGACTTAGTCTTGTAATCTTGATCTACTATGATGTTAATTAGTTGTAGATCCTTTTCATACTTAGCTATCTTATTAACTATCTCATTCTTAATAGCGGATATATTTGAAGGTATCATCTCTCTGTAGATATAAGGTAACAAGTTCAATCCTAATTGAGGATCAAGCATGTCACTACCTTCCATAGTACTTAGTAGAACAGCCATCCTATAGACAGCTAATTCTTTGCCTATGTATTTATGGAAGTCGCCATCTGCACCTACTTGAGATGTGTAACTGAAGTCATCTAATACTAAACTATTAATTCGATAGTTCTTTTCAAATTGTTCAATGATGCTTCTTGGTATATTGGTCATGATTAACCTACCATGGTGTCAAGTGAACTAGTGCCGCTTGATGCTAAATTGTTTGGTTGTTCTAAAGAGTTGGTTGCTCTATATTGATCCATCTTGCCTCTAATAGCTTTCTCCATCCATGCATTGTCTTTATTATTCTTAGTCCAATAATCATAGTAGTCTATATTGAATTGCATAGAATGTCTTAAGCTATCACTAACACCTACACCATGACCAAAGTCTGAAGGTAAACAACTAGTAGGATAAAATGTTTCACCTACGAATGCAAAGACTATATCAGTCAAGTTGGGTAATAGGGTTGCATAGTAAAAATTACAACCAAAGATGTTAGCAGTTGGATCAGTATCTTCAACTAAAAATTTTGCGGTAGTTACTTCATGAATATACCTATACCAGGCATTCAATAAAGTGGTAATCTCTAATCTTTGATCTACTAAAAAGTTTACACCAATGCTATTACCTGGTTGTGTAAAAAGAGGGTGAGTTCTTGAATACCCACCGATACCAGGCATGGCATTAGTCTTTAGTGTTTCTTGAGGTAGTGATACTTCAACAGATAGTGAAGTAAAAAGTTTGATGATCTTATCCTCCGACCAATCTCCGCCATCATACTTTTTCTTTAAAAAGGCTAGAAAGCTCGGAGGAATAGAATCAATCGTTACGAAAAAGTAACCAGTTACATACGCATCTCTGGAGGTAAGATAACGCTTGGTGAGAATCTGTAAATTCTCATTGTATTCATCATATGTAACTGGTTTCATATTTACCTATTAGGACTTGAACTTGCCATCCCATTCGTAATAAGAACCAACACCCTGCGTGTGATATGTTTCAACGGCATTCTGAGCTTCCTGAATGACATTGAGATCGCAATACAAAGCATCAACATGGAAGTTTACATCAAAGGCCTGACCATCAACTGTGGTAAGATCGGTAGCAATCTGTGATCTTAAATCCGAATTTGACCATAGACCGGTTAGATAGAATGCCATTTCAACATCTCTAGCATTCGGTTTCATAGTCCAATAAAGTAAACCAGCAGAGAAGTTCTTTTTAGTATAACCGCCAGATGGAGAAGTCATACCTTCAGTTCTAAGTTGAGAAGCACCAGTATTGGTATTTCTAACTACGTTAGTCCATGAAGTGATGAATGTTCTAATGGGCATACCGGACAATTCTCTGAATCGAATTGTCATTTCATCTCCGAAGTCTACGTTACTTGGAGCACCCCATTTAGGTCCACCCATACCAGTCATGATGGCTACGTTCATAGTTCCACCAGGTAGAGCTGTTACACCCTCACATAGAGAAGATAACATCTTAGAAGCATTGTCTGGAGTCCAAACAGCTTTAGGTGCTTCCTGAGTTGGACCGGCATTTACCTTATAGGAAGCATTGATGGCTTCCATAGTAGCCTGGTTGAAGTCAAATCGAATGCCGAAGTAACCATTGACATAAGCATCTTCTTGATTAAGGCCAAGACTAAAACGCTTATTAAATAGATTTCTACTTTCCCACATATTTTAGTCTCCTTATTTACCTTTATAATTCTCTTCGTCTTTAATAACGGTAGCTTTACCGGATTCAGCGAAGGGCTTATTCTGGTTGAACTTCTTAACGATTTCTCTAGCTTCTTCAAAAGCTTTTGTATCAGACCAGATAGAATCAACATGGAAATCAATTTCTGGTTGTAATGGTTCAACGGTAGCAACATCTGATGTGAATAAATCTGAGGGGTATTTAAGAGGATGGATACCTTCAAATCTGGTAGCCATTTCGACAGTTACACCATCAGGTTTTACATAAGCAAGAGTTGCTCTGCCAATCCAGTTTCTCTTAGTGCAATCTTTATCTAAAAGTAAACATACACCAGAGTTCGGATCTCTAATTAGAGTGAACCATGACATGATAGTCTTACAAACGGGAATACCAGCAAGCTCAATAAACTTGAATGATACGTTTGTAGGATGATCTAAATTGGTTGCAGTTCCCCATTTCGGACCGCCCATACCTACGTTACTTGCCTTAGCTAAAGTAGTATCTGGAATACTTGGTACACCAGATGTTAAAGCTGATAGCATTTTACCCATGTCTTCCGCGGAGGGGTCAACATTAGGTGGAGAATATAGCATAGATTGTTGTCCGAAAAGTGTATTATAAACATCTACGATCTTTTCAGGGACTTCAAACCACACGAAGAAATACCCCGTGATAAAAGCATCTTCTTGATTCATCGACGATTGAAAGCGCCGATTCATTATCTGTCTTTCATTCCAAGACATAATTACCTCCAGTTCAAATCATGTAACATTTGTTTTCTATTATCAAACACGGTTTTAGAACATGAAAATTTGGCACCTAGTATTTCTACCAGATGCCAACTAGTCATTTAATTACTTTAGAGAGTGATGTAATTTAAGCTTTGAGTTTCATTAGTATGACAATCAATCACGATAAATGAAATAGAACTTAAAGTAATCATATGGTTACCTCTTAGAAGTGATATAAGCAACACCAGCAAAGGCTGAACCAGCTTCCAATCTTAAATTACCATCAACGGTAATATAGTTATCAACCTCGATTTCATAACCATCAGTACCACGAACTTCAACGATAGCATCTCTATTAGTTGGCATCTGATCAGTTATATCAATTTCACAATAATATTCACCATTGTTTTCAACCCAGATTGATCCATCAAATGGTTTACTAAAGTAAATACTATTTGCTGTTTCTATACCACCAGCTAAATATTTTTTACCAGCCGGTATATTAAAGTCACCTTCCGGAGTAACTTCGATATCACTCTGAGCAACCGAATCAAGTTTTGTCTTATCGACCGATGACATGAAACCAGCTTCAGTTTCGGTTGCAAGAGCATGAAGATCACCACCACCAAGGTTACCATGTTCGCTTGATATAGGAACTCCACCAACCAGGTATTGTTTACCAGCTGGAATATTAAAGTTACCATCTGGGGTAACTTCAACGTCGGCTTCATCGATCTGATTCAAGAAAGCTTTTTCTGCTGGTGATATAAAACCGGCTTCAGTTTCGGTTGCAAGAGCATGAAGGTCACCACCACCAAGGTTACCATGTTCAGTTGATAGAGCAACGCCGCCGACTAAATATTGTTTACCAGCCGGAATGTTAACATTTCCTTCCGGAGTGATTTCAATATTAGATTCAACTTGGCCATCTAATTTAATCTTGTCTTCCGGAGACATGAACCCAGCTTCAGATGTGGTTGCGGCGCTATGTAAATTACCACCACCTTGAACTCCATGACTCATAGGAACCGCAACACCAGCAACTTTGAAACCTACTGGTGTATCTAGGTAACCTTCGGTGTCAAATATGGTACTGCTACCTTTCAAGTTCTTACCGGTCGAATCTGAGAATACTGGTAGAGAATCAACAGTAGCGGTTGTTTCAGAAAACATTACCGCGTTAGAGATATTACCTTGCAATACAAAGAAGTCAGATGCATCTACTGGTGTATCAATGGCTGCAACGATAACATCTGCAGTTTCTAGAGTTCCTAGACCTGCTATATCACCACCAACAGTTACGCGCCACCAAGCTCCAGCGCTAATCCCAGTGCCATCGGGTACTAATCCAGTAGATGCATCATGTGCTCCAACCGGGTTACCAAAGCTAGTGAGTAAATTAGATACATAAGTTCTAATAGTTACGGCATCAGCTATTTGACCATCAGTTGCATTCGGAATGTCATTAGTAACAGCATCAATGGCAAAATTTGATAGTCTCAAGTTTTCGATTGTGCCTAATACTTGAATTGCTGTGCCATCATAAAACTTAAATTTTTCTTCAGCTGTATTGAACCATGGTCGACCTTGATATAATTCACTACCAACTGGATCCGATGGTAATCTTTGGAATCTAAAATTTCTTACTTCCGTTTTGAGTAAATCAATACCCGATGCAAACTTCCTGGCCATATAATGTTTCTCCTAAAGTTAATTACAAATGACTATTCCACTCATCACCAATTCAAACCTAACAACTAGATTATTTTCATCAATATGATCAACATCTGCTTCATATTCACTACCGCTTGTATCTAGTATCGTTACGGCTGGCCTCTTTCCTAAGTTATGATTTACATTAACTTGGCTCACATCGGTGAACGGAGTCGTCCTATGAGTTAGAGACTTGATCTTTGTTTTATTGATGATATCTACACCACCAGACATGTAGACTTTACCATCTGGTATGTTAACATTACCTTCCGGGGTTAGTTCGATATTGGATTCACTCATGCCATCTAATTTAGTCTTATCGGATGATGACATGAAGCCATGAACTGATGGAGTAGCTGTACTATGAAGATCACCACCACCTAGATTACCATGAGCACCAGCTACTAGTTTACCTTGTAAAGCAATGAAGTGAGTGCTAGAAGATGCAGCATCAATTCTTGCAATAAGAAGGTCACCAATACTAAGAAAACCAATACCATCAATAGTACCGGCAACTGATACCATCCACATGTTACCTTGAAGTATAGCATTACCAGAACCATTACCAGTTGTTGGTAGTCCACCAGAGCTAGCATCATGATCTCCTACATAAACACCAACCGAAATGCTGCCCCCACCAGAGGATATGCCATCACCATCATACCATTTTAAAGCCTTCTGTAACCTATTTAACCAAATTCTACCAGTCTTGAGATCATTAGATGATGGATCTGAATCAAGAACTTCTAAGCATGCATTCTTTAATTGTGTGAAATTGAAGTTTAAAGGTCGTCTTAATCTTTTTTCAATAGCACTCATGATTGTTTACTCCAAGTAGAGTCTTGAGTCCCGACATATACACCAGCAGTTTTACCTTCCGATGTGTATTCATCTTTAAAGTGATCACTATCTTCATCTAGTAAATTGATACCGATAGTAACATTCGAGCCAATGGTAATCGAAGTCATATTATTACCCATCAAAGCCCTCTTACCAACCTCGGTGATCCCATTAGGTAACACGATAGTATTTAAGAGATTAGACCTTAAAGCATCCATACCAATATAGGTCAAAGTGTTTGGTAGAGATACATCACTTAGCTTATTCATATAGAATACACCATGTTCTAATCTAGTAAGGGTATCAGGTAATGTCAATAGTTCAATATTGTTATTCCTGAAAGCATGTTCATTTAGAGTGGTAACACTGTTTGGAATGTGCAACCATTTCAAAGAATTATTTATAAATGCACCGTAGCCAATTCTTGTAACACTGTTTGGTATATGGACTGCACTTATAAGATTATTCTCAAAACAATAATCCGGAATTTCAGTTATTGAACCTGGTATGACTACAAAAGGAATCTTATTATTACCGAATGATCTGATACCTAATTGAGTAACACTACAAGGTATGCTTAAGAATTCAATTCGATTATATTGGAATGACTTCTCGCCGATTCTAGTAATAGTCGAAGGGATTTCAAGTCTAGATATTTGGTTACCAGAGAATGCATGATCAAAGATTGATGTTAAAGTTGAGGGGATATTAAAGTCAACAATAGCATTACTTCTGAATGCACTAATTCCTAAGTAAGTTAAACCTTCAGGTAGTTGAACTTTAGTCAAAAGGTTATTTCTGAATGCCGCATAACCAATATGATTAACTGTTGAAGGTATTCGAACGCTTCTAATACTCTTGTATGCAAAAGCTTCATCACCAATAGCAAGAACATCTACACCAAATAGTTGATCCGGAATATAAACATTGACACCACCAGCTATATTATAACCAGTTATAGTCTGAGTGGGAATATCAAATGTAAAATATTGTTCTTCGGTAGGAATGTCTGGTTCTTCTGGAATAATAACAGCTTCAGATGTTCCTAATATTTTCATAGTTCCTTTAAATGGTTCAATGCTACCTAACTTAATTTCATGATCTTGAAGTTTAACATAGACATCTTCTAGCTCATTATTTTCATTGAATACGCTCACACTTCTTGGATTCAAAAGAAGTTCATCAGCATTTGTAGTTAGAAAGTATTCACCAAGAACATCTAACCATCTACTTGCTTCAAATGGAATGATCTGAGAGACTACATTATTAGTTAAGCTTAAACCTAAGTTTTCAAGCAAGGTGACAAAGTATGTTTTAATAGCACCAATGGTTGTTAACTTATGCTCTTCACTACTATGAATAAAGTCATCGGATATTGCATTATCATTGAAGTTGGTTAAATCAACTTCTGTTAGATAGTCAACTCCAGGCATAGCAGTTCTGACTATACCATTAATATCAACATAAATCAGACCAGCATCACCTTCATACTTTTCTACCGCATTACCATTACCACCAATAAGTAATTCACCTTTGGCCATGGTGGTGCCTAGACGTTTAACACAAGATTCCAAATCCTCACCAGTTACAATCAGTCTTATCTTTATGCCATCATAATATTTCAAAGCTTTATCTGTTGTGTTATACCACCAAAGAGAAGTTCTTAATCCTTCAACAGATGGATCACTTTGTAATCTATGTACACACTGATTGAGCGCTTGATTAAAATGAAAATCATAATCTACTAAGGTTTCGCGATCGCCGCTCATATAGTCTCCTTATTCATGTTGTCAATGGTTTGTTTCTTTTTTGGTGAAAGCTGCCATGAATTTTTACCATCATTTAAATAGTCAAATAGCTTATCCGGATTAAGTTCTATGTCTGGTTCGGGAAACAATTCACCCATATCTTCTAAAGCTACTCCGATTATTTCATAACATAACCATTGACTATGAACATCATATCTGCTTATAATAGATTCAAAGTGTCCAAAGAATCTTTGAAGAATATGTCCAAAGAATAGTTTGAAATCATAAGCTTCTCCGATATGTTCATAAAGCTTATCAATGAATTCTTGTCTATCAATATGAGGAGGTAATTTAACCGCGGTACATCTTACTTTAGGATCTTGAGTGTATGATTTCAAGCTGGTGATTACAACACCAGACCAGCTACTTTCTAAGATCAATCCCTTACCTACATATACAACAACATGGGATTTATCCCCGCCATTAAACCATCTAATAGCTTTTGAAATTGTATATTCATCTGACGTGAATATCATGTCACCGATTTCTAATTCAAATTCTAAACCCGACTCTTCCATAGGACACCTCTTTTTAAACGTAATACTCTATCATGAAGCCTACATCTTTAGCTAAATGACTTTTATTCCAATATTGTATTTCAATAGTGCAACCTTTTGGTATGTATGTACCCCTGGTTGTGCCATCGCCAATTCTAATTTTAATTCTTTTTGATGTTATCTTTAAGAATGGAACCGGCACAGCGATCGATGTTATATAAGAACCAGCAGGCATCACCTGAGACATTTCGCCAGATACCGTTATTTCATCACCTTGAACATCTATGATTTCCCCTAATGGTAAAACGGTTTGAAAGTCCGGCGATATTAAAGATACTTCGTAACTTTTCCAAAGAGTAACTTTAGAAGAACCTGGACTTGCAATAAACTTATTAACACCAATGGTTGTTGGAGCCATAGTTTGAGCTACTATATCATAAGGTTGCGGTGTTGGCATATGAACTATCATTTTAGCTTCATCGCCCTTACATTCATCATCAGGGTATAGATCCCCGCCTAATAAGATAATCGGATATGGATTCTTGTATGTAAGTTTATAAGGTTGCCCGTTATCCAATTCTTCGGTGGTGGTTGTGACTACTAAAGAACGTTCGATATAGGTCTTATCAATTTCATGAACTGCATATTTAGGAACTTCAAGAACCATAACATCTGGAATATTCTCTTCCGGTAAAAGAATATCAGGGTCATGATTTTCAACTAATTGGTCAAGTATTAATTTTTCTTCAACGCTCAAATCTGCTTTAAAAATTAAAGTGGTTACAGATCCGGATACACTAATAGAAGATATGCAAATAGTTATTGCAGACTTCTGGACTTCCCACATAAAAGTATCGGGATTAATTCGTTTGGGATAATTATAAGGAATCATGGTAATTTCTCCAATAAGATTTCAGATTCAAAGACTGTTAAAGATCCACCTAAAACATAGCCTCGCAATGTTAAAACAGTTGTGTTACTCACATAATCAATTGTAGCCCACATATTATATGGCTGGCTATAGCCATCACCCGATCTATGCGCCCTTGT